ACCACCATACGGTATCATCCGGATTCTTCTTATACTCAATGTCAAGAGACCTGAATACAATCCTATAACTACCATCAGATACCTTAACTAAAGGATATTGATCCTTTGTCCCGTCCCCCCAATCAACGTCCACGAATCCTGGCTTTCTTGTCGAGAACCTAAGACTGCGATTAAAAGCATCCGCTGATATTATCGGATCGGGTATATAATCAGCGCCCTTACCATCATAACAAGGGAACCTGTCCTCATTTACTATAAACGTGACATAGGACGCTACCGTGTCGTATCCTGCTAAAAAAGCCATACCATTAATTTATTGAGGTTATATCATAAGACACCCATTCCTTATACCCGTTAACCATCTCATATACCTTGTTGATGGTCTTGCATACGACAGCGAATCCAATATCCACGTTAGGGAACTTCTCGTTAAGCTCATCAATAGTAAGTTCCCTGACAATACTCTCATCCCATTTCCTCATCTCCTTTACCTCCATAAGGATCGGTTTTCCGGTTACGCCTACGCTCATCACCCATTCTCCCTCACGGTTGGAATCAGCCAGATCCGGGAAGATCGTAACACCAAAAAGATCGGAGAGGGTGAAGGTCTCGCCGGTACGGGTGAAGGACGCCGCCGCCCCGGGCGTAAGGACCACCTCGTTCACGGCCAACAGGCTCGTAAGTTTCTTGGCTCCTCCTGATACTGTGGCGTTAAACACGACAGTAACATTACCGGTAGCGCTATTAACGAACTTGATATCATTCTTCTCGCTATTTATAGCCTGTAACCTAGACCCAGATACGATATTTACGATCTCATAGTTCTTGTCATAAGTGCTCTGTAGCGTCACATTACCGTATTTAGTATCAATAAGGGTAATCCATTTAGCCTTACCGCCGACTATCTCTACAAGCTTATAGAACACGTCATTACCATCAGCGTCAATCCACCTAGCTATAGCTCCCGGAGCGAAATTAGTTACCTCCCGATCTTGGGTATAACTTACGGTGCTTTCCGTAGGCTTATTAGCTAAAGTAACATAAAGACATTGCTGTACGTCAGCCTCCATCTTAACTATACCAGCTCCATCGTAATAATAATCAGGCACGTTTTTCTCTCGTATCAACAGGATGGTACCTTCCTTAAGCTTATCGGCGTTAGTTGGATCATCCACGAAAGACTTCATCTGGATATAAGTATCGAAGATAATAGACGTACTCTTATCCTCTATCTTCTGATTGATATCATTGACAATATTATTAATCTCGTCTTTCGTATAATAAGGAGATAAATCAACCTTCGGACCTTCCTGCTCTAAAGCCTGAGTTCCATCCCACCAATAATCAGGTACCTCCTGCTCCCTGATCCAGAAGCTGTCCCCCACACGGAGCTTAGCCGTGTTCTCCGGAACCGCCAGCCACTCATTCATGGCATCGACCGTATCAAAGATATACGCCGTGTTCTTGCCCTCAGCTATACGTCTTACGACAGCCAACTCGCTCTCGACATCGCTAAGTCTTTCCTTTATATTATTGATCTCCCGCTCCAGCTTATCATAATTATCCTCCTGATCTATAGCATCGCCTATAGACATATAGACCTCATTGGTGAGCTTATTATAAGTAATACGGGCTACTTTCTCGTAAGATGTCTTATACGACCCAGCTCCTTTATGGGTATTACATACAAAATCATATGTATTCTGATATACTACAGATCCACCGGTATTTATAAAATTATATCCATCTTGGCTCATCGCACCTCCCTTGTATCCGACAAGCTCAAAAGAGCATTTACCCGTACCTTTAGACCCAAACCATGTAGCGTAGGCCATGAAATACGTCTCTTCAGGTAGGATATCATAATACTTAGCCCTTAAATCCTTAACCGACATCCAAACACATTCCTTACCGGAACCGGTATTATCACCACCCCATTTAAGAACTTCTCTAACAGAGCTATCTCCATTTCCGGGGCCAGACCAACCTACAGCAAGATTATCTATGGTGGGAACATTAGAATTAAGGGCTTCCGTCATCGTATCCAAGTCCCTTCCGGAACTTGACTCCCATAAATACCTGAAAGTGACATAATCGACATCCCCGATCTTAATGCCTCCGGTATTGCTGGGATATGTCTTTGTGACTAACTCATAATACCATTTACCATCACGAAAAGTAACCCTTATCCGCTCTACCTGCTTGGGGGATATGGAGACATAAGATCCTCCCACGGAGATATTATCACCATCATTCGCCCTAGAGGTACCGTCCTTTGGATCCTCGGGATCTATGGGGGTGTAGATCGTAGCCTGCTTATCTCCGGTGTTGATAATAACTATATAATAGCTATCCCCGTCAAGACCCTCGTCATGAGCCATGGTGACAAAACCTTGCTCGCTATCCGGTCTCCATTCAACGACAACCATATGCTTGTCCATAGGTATACCGGAAACGCTGTTAACGTAGTTGGTTGACGACATGAAAACAGCATGGTCATCATAAGCCTCATCAACACGTTGATGCTTAGTAGCCAATCCGTCAAGACGTGATATCTCAATGGGGTCAATTACCTCGACCCCATTATAATCATACCACTTATATCCGATCATCGTATTCTCACGACGATATTTCCTTTTCCTTATGACCTCACCGCCGGCTAGGGCGTCAATCATATAATAATCATTACATACTTTAACCATAGCCTTGATATTAACAGGTTTGACATAAACAAGCCACGATAGTAGCACCAACAGGAATGGAAGTAAGCGTAGTCCCCACAGGGTAGGTAGGGGAGGATGACTCAAGCACCATCAACGACATCCGCTCCACCACCATATCGTTATCAACCAACCGGCTTCCCTCCACATAGAACCGGCCATCGGCTACCTCATAGCACTCGCGCACCGGGACCATATGTCTTTGGCTCTTATCCGCGTAATCGCAGATCGTTACCTTAGCTCCATCAGGTATAGACGTAAGCTCATCACCTACATTATAATCAGGATGATCGGAATATACGACGTATAACTTGGACTTAATATCCTGCAATGCCGGATTGACTGTCCTGAATCCCTTCAAATGTATCTTATGACCACCGATCTCATAACAATCATCCACGTCCATGATATTAAGATCACAACTGATGACCGTCCAACCGTTAATAACCGTCTGTGTAGGGGTCGTATTAATAGGATGATCGGGATCGGTAGACTCGACAATCTTATAATCAAACGTCTTTACATCCAGATTGCCGTTCAACGACTCCTGTCTCCTGATCTTCACCGTACCCTTTCCGGTATCATAACAGGTCTCCGTGGTATCGATAAGCCGATCCATGTAATCCGGTTCCTCACACTCGATACGGGTAAGGCCTCCCCATAACGAGCTTACCTTATCGCCTACATGGATTCCGTTATCGGTGGAGCTAACAACCTCCCATGATTCTGACCTGACGCCTAATTCGCCATCGTAAGATGCCGTGTGGATGATTCGTACCACACCATTGGTTGATCGATAACATTCAACCGTATTAGAAAGCATCCGGTCTTCCATATCCGTGAAATCGCAAGACACCAAAGACCACCCAGCGGGCAGGGTGGACAGGCGTTGCCCATGGATGAAACCGCCGTTATCCGACTCCATTACCTCGTAACGGGTATATCTGTCACCTATCTTGGCGTCATAAGACACGATTCTCCTTACCTTGACATTGCCATCACCCGTATCATGGCACTCAATATAAGACTCGATATCACGTGATTCCATGTCATCCATCTCGCATACCATGCGGGTCCATCCTCCCGGTATATCCTTATATACCCTATTGACAGAAACATCAGTATCCTCCGAACGGGTAACTACATAAGAGGTTCTACGGATACCTATATCACCATCGTAAGAAGTAATACGTGATACTTGTACACGTCCGTTACCGGTATCATAACATTCCTTTCTGGACTGAAGCATACGATCTTCAAAATCAACGAAATCGCACGAAACCAAAGAGAAACCTTCGGGGAGGGTAGCCAGTTCGGCCCCCGGGACGAAGCCGGCGTCATCCGATTCAATCACCTCGAAGCGGACATATCTTGCCTTTATCTTGGAGTCATAAGAAACCAGCCTACGAAGCTTGACATTGCCATTGCCTCCGTCATAACATTCGACATAAGACCGGATGTCACGCTCCTCCATATCGTCGAAATCACAGACAGTCCTTACCCACGTATCTGGCAAGGAACTGAAGCTGGCGCCCTCAGGCTGTGACGGATCGGTAGTCTCCAGGACTTTATAGTTCTTATCCCTAACTCCTATATTCCCGTCCCATGACGTGAGAACCTCCAGCTTCACCTTACCGGCCGGTGTCTTATAACATTCTACAGTTACCTCAATATCCCGATCCTCCATATCCGTGAAGTCACAAACAACCTCAACCCAGTCATCACTTATGCTGGTAATGAACTTACCTACCGGGTTCTCAGGATCGGTACTTTGCTTGACGCGATACCATTCCTTTCTGGTATCCATCTCATAATCAAATATCTTATATCCCTCTATCTGTACTCTCCCGGTACCGGTATCAAAGCATTTAAGAACCGGTATTATCTCCCTTTGAGTCATGTCCGGGAAATCACATACTATACGATTCCATGTGTCAGGGATAGCGTCATACTCCGTACCGATAGGATTACTATCGTCTGTCGTATTCACCACCTCATAATGGGATACCTCCGGGTTCAGGCGGGGGTCTACTGACTCAACGCCCTCGATCTGAACCTTACCTCCTTCCGTGGCATAACATTTACTTACGAATATCAACTCCCGATCGGTCATCTCGGCTATACTACAATCTATAGCCACCCATTCGGCAGGAACCTTATCTAATTCCGTACCGATAGGAGTATCAACATCCGAGGAGTTGACAATAAATATCTTCTCGGCCAGTATCTCCCCCTTATTATTCATATAGGTATGGATACGAGCCTCTACCTGACCACCCGGCGTGCGATAGCATTGGTTGACGATCGACACACGGGCGTCCTTAATGTTAATGAACTGATAATCCTTTTTAGGGACATCGCTTACAAGTCTCTTTACTCCTTTATCATCGAAGTAAACGTAACACCCGTCATTCCTCATCATGACCGGATACGTCTTTCCGTCTATTACAACCCCTGAGAAGTCATCTGGCGGAACGGAGAAACCCATGCTCCCGAATATGGAAGCCAGTCTCTTTAAATACTCATTAATAGCTGACATGTTATAATGTTTTAATTATATACCTCAAAGATATATATAATTATCTTTGAACGTAATTAAAAGCATAAGATGTATGAGAAGAAGAATGTCCTTTAACAAAAAAGCCAACAACACGATATTGTTATTTCATTTTAACAATGATTTCAAATATATCGGAAAGAACGTAGGTCCTGTCACATGGGGGGGGGATCATATGTCTCAGGCAAATTTGATCAAGCCGCTAAATTTGACAGCGCCCCTATAATATTCGACCAATCACAATGGTTCTGGGATATTATATCCGAAGGGAACTATACCATAGAACTATGGTATTATTGTACGAATAAAAGCTCAAAACAAGGATTTATAACATCTGATATAACAGGAAGCCCTACAGGATTCGCCTTCTATATAGGGTATGATAATATTATATATGGAAATTTCGACAATTATGCAAGCGTAAGCTCTTCTGTCTTAGAGATAGGATGGAATCACATAGCATTATCATCTAATAACAAATCATGCGGATTATATATTAATGGTGTAAATAAATTTAACAAGAAAAAAACCATATCAAAACAAGACTACGATATATGTATAGGAGGAAGAACAGGGTCTAGCGATAATATGACAGGCGGTATTATAGACGAGATTAGAATATCAAACATACCTAGATACACGACAAACTTCACTCCTCCATCACAACCATTTATTATAGATTAAAAAAGGGGAGAGAATTGAATCTCTCCCCTTTAGGAAATATATGAACGCAAAAAAGGTCGTTCTTATTTAGGTTCGGTCACGATAGCCGGACCAAGACCAGCAGCAGCACCGATCATATTAATCATCTCCTGAACGCCCTCATGAGCGCCGTAACGTACACGTAAGATCAAGTTGATAGGATCATCAGCGATAACCTTTCCGAATCCCTGAGCGTATCTATGAGGATTCAAGGTGATCTGGAAGTCAACGTACTGAGCCGTTTGCTCTACACGGCTATATTCGTTCATGAACGTCCGCCCCATGAAATCCTGATGTTTCGGGAATCCATTGAAGTGAGCGTACCCCTTAAGCTCATCATCCATCATATTGCCACCTACGTGAGTACGCGGGGCTTTGCTGGACAGTCTCTCGAAATGAAGCTGATCCCACCAGATAGGAGATCCCTCATCCAAAGAATCAGGATAACCGCCACTAGCGCCTACAATCTCCACGCTATCCTCGATATAAGTCATTTGATCCATCAAGCACTCTGATGGAGATAACAACATTTCCTTGCCACGGAAACGGATACCGCACTTGCAGTTACTACCAAGCTCTTGTGCTGATTCCAATTTCTTCCACATCCGGTTGCGGTAGGACGCTGGAGCCTCGCTGGTGAAGAATCCTTCAAATACCTTGTCACACTCATCGCACAACATATTGGTATATACCTCTGTCTGGAAGCTATGCTGGCAAGCAGCAGGAGTACCGTAATCCGTGATCTCCAGTTCCGGGAAAGCCTGTTTGATTTCCTCCAAAGCACTATTTCCGCACTCATCATCCGGGATCGTGATATAATACTTCTCCTTAGATACCTTGCAAGATCCGCAAGCTGACCAAGAAGCGGTACGAACCGTAGGATTCTCACACATATCGGATGTCTTAGCCACATAGTAGATAATAGCCGTAGGATTGGCCTCCACAAAAGTAGAGATCTCCTCATCCGTCAATTTCTTGGAAGTAGCTGCAATATACAAACCTGATCCCTTGATCTGACTCATCTTGTTAACCGTATCGGCTACAACGTTAGGCAATGACTCCACCGTAGTAGACATATCGACACCGTCATCTTCCAAGGAGATAGAATACAGATAACCACCCTTAACCTCGGTATAGTTAGGAGGACAATCCGTACATCCTTTCATGATAGAGATAAGACGTTGAGTATAGTCATTAGGCTTAGCCCCTTTCTTCATCACCTTATAACGTGACATGCTGCCGTTGATGCTCTCACGAACGATCTTCAATCCCGGGTACTGGACACGAACCTCAGCCAAGGCCAGGTCATCACCAGTATCGCAAACCTCCATACAATAGAAGTTCACATCCTCCGTCTCAGGCTCCGTAGCCTCGTTAGTACATCTTGTAACCGGAGTGATATCAATATAATCAGATACCTTACCACCACCAGCGATAGGCTGGTTCTTCATCCTCTCGATACATTTCAGGACGGCTGGCAACAAATCAACCTCCTCGCAAGGATCGCACTCCTCGCATTGATTTGGAGTATTATCACAATCATCCAAAAGGATAGCGTCATTGATCTCTACACGACCCTCCTCATAGCCAAGAAGCTCAAAGGCACGACCAGCTAGAACCAATCGGATGGCGATACGGTCGCCCTTGGAAACGGAGAAAGCCGTGTCATCAGACACACCGTTGTATCCTAAGATAACATCATCGACATAAGCATGATCTTTCTTCGGCCAAGAAGCGTAGATCTCCGTGATCTCGTTCAAAGAGAATAACAGCGTGGAAAAATCCTTATCATATATAGAGCGGGAAGCCGCTTGTTCATTACGACCGATACGGATCTCATAACGCTTGTCGTTACGAGGCTTACCGGTAAAATCAGTCACGGCCTTACAACCGTTCTCGGAAGTATCTTTAGTATCGTAAATACCGATCTGTCCTTCCTTCAAGAAGATGGAATCAACATCCACCATCTTAGCATGTGGGGATACGAAAAGTACCCGGTCTTGCGGTCTGTGCAACATATTATCAATATTTAGTTTTAAAAATTATTTACCTAACGCAAACATAACAATAAACGAGTTCACGACAATAAAGTACGGTCATGAGTGTATATATATTAATGTGGATTACATTTTTTGTAAATACAATAACGCCCAAACTCTTTTCTATAATCAAGCAACCACTATTCTATTAAAACAAACCCATATTCATTTATAATATTATCAACATCATTAGATGATAATGAAAACCACTCTCCTGAAATCCTCTTGTTGGAAAACTTATCATGCAAACATTTCTCTATATCACCTTTTACACAAGCTATGATACTTAGCCTTGGATTAGCACATCTTAACCCCCGCTCTCTCTTCTTAACATTAAACGTCTTACCTATTTTAATATCCTTACTTAAACCATCGACAGCCAAATAGGTGAATATATTACAATCATGATCATCATCTACATCATTTACCAATATATCAATTATATCATCGACAGATTCGAATATACCCATTTTTATAAACTTGCATATATCCTTTTGAATACAAACAATCCTTTCCGATTCCTGCTTGGTGTATAAAAACTTGTCACATTCACCTGTAACAGTCTTATTTATAGCAAAAATTATTCTCTCAATATCATCGGAGCTAAAAAATGAAGACAGATACCTATACATATCACTATACTCGTTTCCTCCCCTTATATATATAATAGCATTGCTTATATCCGAGCTTCCAAACATTTTTATGCATTCATTATATATAGATGGGTGTAATTCCATGGCGACCATCATCCATATCTCTTTAGCGCACATAACCAACCTATTAGATCCTCTACCAGTAGATTTATATACCCCAAGCGATTTTAATGTCTTGACAAGAGAGGTATTGTTTACATCATTAATAAAACTTGATAAAGATATACCTCTTATATACTTGTCTTTTATAACATAATATATACGCTCAGAGCTATTCCTATTGGATAAAATTCCCTCTATCCTCTTATCACTCCATCCTTCTACGATCCTCTTTCTTAAATAAGCCTCTTGCAAGTCAGTCAAAGACATAAATGATGTTTCTTCATCACATCTAATAGGTACACCGAATAAAATTTTACCACTTGAAATCATATCATAATATTTTACACAATTAAATATTATGCAAATATAGAAATAAAAAAATAAAAACACACATACCATGAAATAAAAAAAGACCCGCCTATTTCTAGACAGGTCTTTCTATCAAACTAACGTTGTTCACTTAAAGGAAGCCACATTATCCTTATCCATGCTATATCTATTCAATTCATTCTCGTTAAGGCTGAATTGTTTAGCAACCATATCCAGAATCTCCTCCACAAGATAATCGGGCAGCTCCGGGTCGATGTCCGTGGATTGGATACCGGCGGCGTTGATATACCCCGACAGGTCTACCCTGACAGGACGGCGGTAGTACGTCATCTTAACTTCCTCGGTACGGAAGCCTGACTCGTAGACCACGACCTTCCCGTTCCCTATGGAGTAGAATGTCTCCCGATAATCGTAAGAAGGGCGGTTATTATCATCCCCAAGAAGCTCATGGATATTCTCGTTCTTAGCCTCCCACATAACGAAATCAGTGGCCTCACACCCTTTGTATGAGAAAACGCCTTTTATGTTAGAGAACCATAGATAGTCATCAGGTAAGTTAAAGGACGTAGACTCAGGGTCATCCATCCTACCCGCATTATCCAACGACATCCAATAAACAAGAAGGTTTTGGATGGAGCGTATAGTCTCGTCATCCTTCCTATTTAGATAGTACTTAACCAACCGGTCTTGGGCCTCGTTGAACAACAGCACGAACCTCCCCGGATCAAGCTTAATCCCGCCATTGGCCAGATTCTGCTCGTTCTTCTGCAAAGACCTTAGATACGCTTCTTGGATTGTCATAATTATTCCTCCTTAACCTTATCACCTTCCTCTACGTCATCCTTCTTCTTAATATCCTTAACCTTCTTGGTCTTGGACTTATCATCGATATTAGACATAGATATGATCTCCTCATACTCATCCAATACATTAGCCTTTATGTTAATAAAGTCTTTCTTGGTAGCCAAGAACTCAGCGGATGTCCGAACGTCAGGTCCTATGATCTGGCCATTATATTGTAATCCGGATGGAGTCATATTGATACGACCATTTCGTTGAAGGACGTTTACGATACGGTAAAACTCAAGAACTTCCTTGAAATCACCTTCCAATGACCGATCCCAGATATCAAGCAGATAATCAACATTGGTCTTCTTCTCATTCATCCAGTTTGATAGAGATCCTGTATAATACTCATCCTCCGTGAAATCCGGGCGAGTTACGATACCGATGTAAAGAAGAAGATCGATGACAGCCTGACGATCGTCTCCACCTTTCTTAAGGGCGCTGATAAACTTATAGCTGATGTTCATCTTATTGATCTCACGCTGCTGAACGAAATCCTTCATATTGTCTTTCTCCACGAAACAGAACATGGAGTTCATGAAAATAGGGTCACCATCCATTTCCTGAGGAGTCAACATGCCGGAAAATACAGCCAAATATAAATAAAATAGATCTACGGTATTAGCCGTATTATAAACCTTACCCATGAAGATCTTATCCTTAGCGTCATCCCAAAATTCTAAATTGGTTTGAGATAGATCCATCTGCGACATTTCCTCGAAAGGCTTCATGATATTATCTACCCGCTGTTTGACGAGCCTGTCGATCTCATTCTTGTCAAGACCATTATAGCATCTTGATCTTGGATAAAAACCGGTGTTATAGGCCTTGGAGAAATCATCCCAAGGGCAACATACGTGAGTGGCGTTCTCCGGGAACGGAGCTTTAGCTATATTAGCGTCTTGAAAGGCCTGAGGAGCACTTCCATCGTGTTTGCCTACAACCTCATATAAGGTATCTGACATGATATTGAAACCGTTTACCTCGGCCAATACCTTCCTTGATTTTAAAATTTCTTTCATTTCCTTTTTTTGCGTTACTTTAAAAAAAGAGGAGAGGAATATCCTCCCCTCTAAAAACCAAATTACATATATAAAAACTTAGCCGAAGTAGTTCGGTTGAAGCTCGATAATCAAGAACTTACTATTATCCATAACCCATGCCGCGGAAGCAGAATGACACCAGAATTGCTCTTTCATGCCCGGCAAGGATGATACGATCTCATTACCGTTGGCTTTGTGCGCCCAACGACCGTATTCATAACCCCACCACATACTTACACCTTCTGGTTTGATATAAAATACGTTGTTATTCATATTACCTAACTTAGCGTTAGCCGTATTAGGAATAGCGGAATACGCGTTAGTCGATCCAGCGTCAGTGATATTCTCGATAATACAAGAATAAGAGGATCTAGGATACATGCCATTCACCAACTCGCTACGATCTGTCATGTCGGCGTAATCCAAAGAAGGATCATGCTCGAACTCAACATTACCGATGCCCGGGATGAAAGCTCCCTTAACCTGAACCGGACCTAAGATCATGGCGTCATTAGTACCAGAGATAGGGTTAGAAGGCAACATCCTATCGCTTCCCATACCCCAGCTTAAGTTCTGCAAGGTAGTGAAGAACGATTCCCTGATCAACTTCTCTAAATTGATCATAGCCATAGCTCCTACCTTGAACTTAATCTTACGTTCCGTAATAGGAAGATCCTGACGTCCACGGAAAATATAAGATGCGGCAGCCATAAGCGTGTCTTTAGTAATACCCATCGGACGGCTATAGTAAATAGTGTAACCACGGCGAAGCTGACGATAGATACCTTCATTCAAATGGATAGGACCATTTTGATCCATGATAATACCACCTTCTTGCCACATCAACTGTCTGGCCTCCAACTTAACCAACTCAGCCATACAGAACACCTCCAACGTAGAGGCTACTTTGGCCGTACGCAAATCAAGTCTACCATTAACAGTCTTACCGATAATAGCCAGATCAGGAATATTACCCTCATACTCACTTCTCATGGCATTCATACGACGAAGAGCGGTCTCCACAAACTCCGAAGTGCTGTTCTGGGCGGCTTGCATGGACTTCATACCAGCATACATAGTTGTCTCACCCTCAACACCACGGTGGTTTCCTAAACGGAACTCACAAGTCATAGAACCGGCCTTGTCAGCTCCAGATGCCTTAGAGAACTGGGTGCTATACTCTCCAAGAGCATGACCGATCTTCCAGTAACGGATACCCGGACGTAATTTCTCTTTAGGGAAGTATTTAGCCTTACCACCAATAACACGACCCCAATAACGTGTCAAATCACCTTCTGTCTTAGACGGGATCTCACCTGAGATAAGGATATTACAGCCGTTAGCGGCGTCATAGGTAATGACATCATAAGCCGTAAACTCAGAGGTATTCAAAACGATATCAAACAAACTACCGTCAATACCCGGTTTTAGATGATGACCTGAAGTATCCTCAGCCGTAACGACAGCGAATGTCTTTGTAACAGGTAAATCATAACGGAAAGAGGCTCCAATACCGTTAACGGAGATCGTAGCGCCGTTATTGATCATACCCATATACATCGGTACAGGGTAATTAGCGATATTAGAGAACAGATTCAAAAGACCCAGATGATTCTTATCAGGATCCTCATAATACCAGCTCGCCAATGAGCCTAAGTTATGCTCTACGAGCGAAGTCTTATAGTTCTTGGCATCGGTAAAGGCAATAACGTTATCGCCATTCACGGTAGCCGGGAAACTTTTTGTAAGAAACGGATTCATTTTCAATATATTTAAACGTTATACACTCTTTGATCCACTCAGATCAAGGAAGTTAGCTTCTATAGTATCGTTATCGATATTAGTCTTATTCTGCTTTCCTCCCTTATTGCCAGAAAGAAGAGTGATGGTCTTCTTATTAACCTCCATCTTAGCCTTGTTGGTTTTCTGTTTAAGGAACTCGTCCTTATTCATCAAGAACAAGGCCAAATCAGCGGCCATATCCGGATTCTTGATAGCCTCGGAATAGGCTTTATCTATAGCCGTATGACCTTGATTGTCTATCGGCTTTGTAACGAAATCGACAGCCTTACCTATCATCGTGTCAGTCAACTGGAATCCTGAGCTTATAGATGTCTTTAGACCTTTCTTATAGACTTTCATCTGCTCAACTAATTCCTGTCTCCTTTTCTCGGACTTTTTTTTCTCCTCCTCGATAAGGTTATCCATCTCCTTTTTCAGGATATCATGGAACTTATTGGCCTTGGACTCAATAAACTCATCGCCCTTGCCGATCATCATCTCCATATTATCCTTTATCTCGTCTTCCGGCATACCCAACATCTTATAATAATGCTGGATAACCGCAAGCTGATCATTTTTATTACTCATATCAAGGTTATCCAACGGAGCCTGAATACTCTGATATTGGCTTAATAGTTGGCCAACGTTACCACCGGCCTTATCCACCTCTATCATCTTCTTCATGAAATCAGACATCGAGCCGGTATCAACCTTGTCTTTCAACAACTCATCAGCCTTGTCCTTGATCAATCCCTCCACTATATCGAGTAAATCATCCTCTTTCGTGATAGTAGAAAGATCAACCGGTTTATCATCTACCATAATATCTAGGTTGTCAATACTATCGATAATACCTCTAGCGGCCATCTTCTCCAAAAAGGATTTTCCGTTAAATCCTGATACTACATTATTATCAGTACCGCCTTCGCCAATGGAATCAGGGTCAGGGTTGGCCGCATCGCCGCCCTTATCCCCGCCACCGTCAGCCGATCCGCCGTCGGCAGGTTCTTTCTTGGTGTCATCTATAAGATTACCATCCTTATCATATTTACCCTCAATATTATTCTTATCGCCATCACCGTCACCACGGTAAAAAAGCTCCTCGACACTCATGGTCTTAAAACCCTTAGCGAAATCACCCATGTCATTCATACAATTTCCTTTTTTTGCTTTTTACAAAATTATCATTAATCTAATTACCAATTAAATCAAACCCATTATAGTATATGACAGAATTTTACGCCAAAATGATTACAGATTTTGTAAAAATATTTACAAAACTTGTAATCAATTCTTGTTTATTATTGACGTAAACCTATCTGTATCAGAACGTTTGTTTCTAGCGTCTATCTCCTTTTCTTTTAATTCCAACTTCTTTTTCTCTATATCCTCACGAGATCTTCGCTCAGCCTCGGCGTTAGCCTGTCTGGTTCTCATATCCTCCTCCCGGATGTCCAGATCCCGTTCCTTCAAGGCCCTATCAGCCATAGCCTCAACGTAATCCATACCTTCTGAGTTGTTCTCAGTCCTAGCGGCTTGACCGGCGGCCATTATGCTCTTACCCCGTAAATCGAAATTACCCTTGATGTAAGCAAGCTCCTTATCCTTCTCATGCTCATCGTTACGTGCCTGTTGTTCGGCCTCGGCTTGCTGCTGGACAAGTCGCTGTTTATTCTGGTATTCCTCTTGCCTTACACGATCGGCGTAAGATCTGGCATCCCTTCCGATCTGATTCATCTCAGCCGTTGAGTTGGCGCTCATCATCCTAGTGATATCAAGCAAGTCATTACCTAACGTATTTGTCTGTAATATATATTGTTTCAAATTCTCCAATTCCAGACGTTTCTTGGAATTAGATACAGCCATAACATTAAGATGACGTAACGACAAGCTGTTATCCGTAAGACTGATGTAAGCCAAGGAAAGATCGCTGTTCCTGTACATCACGGTCCAATCGTATCCTTCCTTCTGACATACTTGAGCCACGGCTAGATGAATATCCAATGTCCGTTTCTTGAAATCATCGAAATCATTAAAGTAAGTCTGGGTCTGTAGCATAGTAGCGTTAACTCCCTGTTTTACACCCGTAGAACTCTCGTATCTAGTTGACTGACCCATGGCCTGCTCGGATATACCTATCATCCTATAAGCCATCATATAGGCGTAAGACGCCATTTCCATACGGGATCTTATCTGATCCGTATTAGTAAGATCATATACACCGAACTGATTATATATGCTGCTCATCTGCGGATTCTGGTAAGGATTGTTTGTGTCATTACCACCTACACCCATAAACGAGACAGACTTAACGATCTGCATGAAAGTAGCCAAAGCTCCCTTCTTGTCCATCATATCCTTATATTCCGTAGGCAGGAATCCTAAGTCGCCTAAGAAGAACTTACCGATCTCCTTCTCGGCGTTATTGTATAGCTGGTTCATAGCAAGGTTATACATCATCTGGAACGGCTGTATGCGATCAGCGAGACTAGCCCCTATAAATCCAGAAACCGGAATGACATAATCATACAGACTGCTATCACCATGTATCTGATGAGGTATTGGATCCCCACCAATATATATAGGCTTATCCATTAAATTACCTCCGGTGATCTTAACGCCAAACCTAACCTCAGGGACATACTCCAAGATGTAGGTGTTCACCTCAGGATCACTGACGGCTTCGGCCATAACCCTCTTCACTTTCTTGATACCGTTCTTCTCCAAGAACTCCGGGAGAAGCTCATCTGTCACAAGCTCCTGATCCACCATCCCAGTCTCCGTCATGTAAGTTATTAAGAATACCGGTTTCATGGATACCCAATATCCCTCCATGACTCTAAAAAGGCGGGAATCTATCTCATATCTCTTGCCATCGGCCATACCGGAGTTGAAATATCCAAAGGGATGGAAGCGGGGCAAGAAGCGGGGCTGGGTGTGTTCCTCTCCGTCCGGCCCGAAGGTATGGTACTCTCCCATAGGAACACCATAGTAATCCTCAGCCGCAACGATAGATTCATAATCATGATACCCTTTCCATGGAATAACCTCATTCTCATACATACCGGTAATAGAAGGCTTCTTTTTCTTCTGATCATACCTAGTACCGTCATTGGATACCCATCCCTCGTAATCATCATCACCGCCCATAATCCTGCGTTTATCCTTGGCCGTCATCTTATGGCCGTATTTTGATATCAACTCAACACCCTCGTAATAATGAATACGGCCCACATAACTTCCATATTGCGGATATTTCACATCAGGATGGAAAACCTCCATCGGACTCCACACCTCCGGACGGTAGTAGTCAAATCCAACGAAATGATTGCGGAACATCTTACCGCTAAGGAGCCGGTCACGGAAATTCTCACGATCAAGCTCATCCATATAAAACCGGCTACGGTCTGACTCTATCGTATGGTCTCCCCATACAGCCGCCTGCGTCTTCCATCTGGTGCTCATGAACCTCTGGATATCGTCAGGGGTCATAGACACCTTGGCTTGTTGAATTTGCTCTGCGTAAGCCTGACGTTCCTCCTCGGAATTAAACTCATTGTATGTAGGATCAAGCCCGGCTTCTACAAGACGCTGATTGACGATAATATCCCACTGTTCTTGTATATGGCGATGAAGTAAGTTTGACATCGTGTCCTCATACTCACTTATAGCCATATCCCCTACCTCATTAACCGTATACTTATCCTGTAGATTTGTCAACCATCCCTCAAAAGCGTTTACAATACCACCTATGATATCATAATGCTTCAAGAAAGAGGGTATCCTTATATCACTCCTTAACTTCTGTACGTTCCTTAACTGTGGGATAACATCCGCCATCTCCATAAAAGATAACTTACCATCCGCCATCAGATAATAGTCACGGTACATTTGGTTACGATCATATTGTTTTAATCCTATCGCCTCAAGAGCGTCCATACAATCCTCCTTCCATTTCCTGTTCTTTTTCTTCGTGGAAATAGCCTGAGGAGGTAATCCTAATAGCGCCCCTTTTGCCGGAAACGAATGATCTCTATTGAAAATCTCCATGTCAATCTAATTTGTTTTTAGCAAAGATAAGTTATTAAGCAACACTAAACTACCGAAACGCACCTATAGATACCGATCCAAATGCAGAGGCATATATCTCATGGTGTTTATAAGCATCTTCCTTACGAGCGTTATTCATCTCATCTATCTTCGATTTAGGCATGTAGTTATTATCATCAAAATACCTAGCGAGAACCAACGCATGCCCGAAGGCTATTATCCTATCGACGTTCAATCCTGGCTTGTACTGTATTATTTCATCCAGTAGAGCTATATCATCGATCAACTCAATACCCTTGACAGTTATATCAAGACCAGTCTGATCATCATAACCAATAACGAAATCCTGCCAGCAATAATCCACGACGCACGAGAATAGCAGGTTCTGGTTGCCGGGGGTCGGGTATAGCCCCAGCTTGCTGTTCTGCCGGGAGCCGGCCTTCACATACTTATTGGCTATTGCCTCACCAGCAAACAGGAAGAAAGACGCTGGCATACCGCTTTTACGGTTAAGGTACTGCTCATACATCTGGTCAGCGTTCTCCATAAGACATATAGCACCATATCCCTTCTGAAGCACCTCACAAGTACGGCAAAACTGATCTATGGATGATGGGCGGGATACGTATGAAGCCACTATTCTATAGGCATAAGGATCTCGAATACCAACACGCCTTTTGAATACATAAAAAGCTCCTAATGAAGGGGTATCAGACTTAGCCTGTTTATAGGGATCTTGGCCTGCAACATAAATAAAATCATCAAACCTATTAGATTGAGGCATCTCGAATATCTGGACAGGAGCGTCAATAACACCTCCACTGAATGGAAAACCAGCCAGTTGTTTATTAGATTTAGTAGTACCAAGCTTATTGCCCGATTCAAGAAAAACATCACACAGCATGCCACTATATTGACCCGACTCAAGAAGATCGTTCTTATGTTTAATAGCGTACTCAACCGGGAACAGGTTTTGAGAAGAACTTAAAAAACAGTCATCAATCGTAAAAGGATAGAACATAGTATGAGAGGTATAGGCTACCCTGTCCTTTGTAGAAAGCTTCTTCCGTTCCTCATTAAGTTTATTGGTGCTAGCCTCGAAGTCTGTGGCGTCAATCTTGATCTTATTAAGCTTCTTATCATCAGGTTTTCCTAAATAATCACCCAAACCTATAGTTACCTTGACACCAGAGTTTGCCATTTGTCCCGGAACAAACATCGCCCATTTCCGTTCTTTCCATGTTTTTCCTTTCATGGCTCTACGGTTTAGAATATCCCAGTCCATGACCAGAAGATTATATGTCTCGGGATCGGAGAACATCTCTTGAGCGTCCTTAGACAACTCCACCTCACCACCGGTACCGGCCAAGATAGGACTAAGACGCCAGCCATAAGGCGTGTCGTAGGATGGCATGGCGGCCGTGTAAGGCTTCTTTATCGGACCTTTGCCTACCTCGTCGAAAATAGCCGTAGCCGGTGTCAAACCAGCCGTCTTCTGCGTGGAGGTCTTCCTACCCATATTGATGTTGGCTATAGAGATAATGGCATGGATATCACGTACACCATTGGACATCCTCTTGCCTAATGTAACTCCCGAACTCCAGTCGGTCTTGGTTCTGTTGATCCTGAAAAAAGGATGCACATGATCAAGACCATACTCACAATACTCGCCGATATTGGATAAATCACTGTCGCTGAATCCTACTACAGAATGACTAAGGCCGATCGTCATAGTAGCGTTCATCTGGAGAAGTGATGACATGATGGTCGTATTATGGGAGACGACAAAATTGGTAGTAAGAAACTGATGCGATTTATTATCGACCTCAATACAAGTAGCCTTATATCTACCGTAATAATCTATATCATATATCCTAAGCCTATCATGGGTCTTAGATATATACATATCATCACCATCCATGACACAATAATACCCCATAGACCAAAATATTTTCCTTACAAAGGATATAATATACTCGCTTTTATAAACGACCTTAAAACGATCGTCACCGGTATTTATACCACAAGCGATCTTCATAAACGATCCTATGAACAACTCTTTCTGTTTTTTGGATGAATAAATGACATCATCCATCTCCTTCTTGCTTAGCTCAAAGATCCTGTCGGTAGCGCCACAAAGGAAGGAGGCGGCCAGAGACCCCATGAGCTGGGGCGATATCAGCCACCGCCGCTCAGGGAAATCTACCGCCTCCCCAATATCTATAGTCATTTTGGAGAAGTCAGAATGGATGATACCCATAGTGCTCATAACCTTATAATCACCATGATACTTGACTTTCCACTGGTGCTGCCCGCAACACACCACGCTGCGACCGTCCTCAAAGGTCACTTTGTACGTATCAACGAATCCCTGAGGGTATACGCCCACTATGGTAGTAAGCTTACCATCATCACCATATATGATATCCCCGATATCGGCGAATCCTATTTTCTTAGATCCATGAGGAGTATATATCAGCTCCGAGTCCAGAAGAGCCTTGCCAAAACGACGAGTACCAAACATCCCCAACCCTTTCTTCTCCTGACGGGCACGTTGGTACATCTCGGCGAAAAACCATTCGTTATCACGCAAACGACTGATCGCTGGCACACGTTCCCCGTTTGGAAGATCCTGGAATACGGGAAAGAAATTAACATGCCAATAAAGCCATGGAGGGATGAACGTACCATTGATAGTCACCCCGTACTTGACCTTATAAGCCTCTTCTTTAAAGAACTGCTTAACATCGTCATCCTGATCCTCCCAACCGAACAGATCGTTCCATACAGGAGGATTTTTCATATTTACATAAAATTCTGGACTCGTACTTAGACTCATTTTATAATATCCTTTAAAACAGACTCGATTCCACCAGAAACCTGACCCTTACGTTCCTTTTTCTGGACATTACTTACAGACCTATATACATCCATGATCCCACTTTTCTCCATATAAGAATCATTCCATGTATTTATCTTATCGATTAATTTTGATATGAAGTCAAATGCCCTTGCCATATCCTCCGGCTTCTCCTTGTCCCAAGGATGCTTATCAATATAAGTCTTAGCGTCATTTATAGCCTTAGCTATGACCTCAAGATTGTCGTTAACCCGATCAGCGTCCTTACTCGTCGGCTTTCGTCTTCCCTGTGGCATTAGCTTTCATATCTTTAAACTCATTATACTGTTTCATAAGAAGCTCATAAGATTGAACAACCCCGATCTTACTTACTTCCGTCACGCTCATGTCATGGAACATATCCTCAAGCTCCTTGTCAGCATATCTAAGACGTTCCTTGTCATCATAAAACACGAATCCAGACGTTCTGTCTTCTATAATACCCTTGGCGGTGGACGCATATGTCGTATCTAAATCCAGATCCATACCGAAGCTGGTAGCCAACTGGATCATGAACATCAACCTAGAATTGACTTTTACAGCCTCTATATTCAACATCTGTATCTTATGGGTCATCTCATGAAGAACGACAAAATCCTCCTCTTTTATCAACGAAGATGATTTAAGGGCTATCTTCTTGGTTCTATCCTCAATATCGCTATACAGACGCTTGCTCTCACGCTTTATGGCTATCCAATGCCTTATATGAGTATCCGCCTCTTCTTTAAGATAATCCCTGATCTCTTTTTTGATATCCTTATCCTCTTCCATCATGATTAATGTATGTATTAAATTTTATATAAATATGTTTTGTAAATTTATCACATTTCTATATCGAATAAATAAATTTTTAATACAATATTCATTGTAATAAAAATTATCCAGTTTCAATAGAAATCAAACCATGGATGATATATCTTAATTTCTTGCAAGATACATCTTTCTTATTCTCTCCATTAATATCCCGAATATTAAATTGCCCAGAAAGCCTTCTTGCGTAAATAAAATACTCTTCTCCTTGAAACATCACTTTATCAAATAACCTAAATCCAAAAACTTTAAAAGGAGCCTGGTTTCGCTTTCTAATTCCTCCTTTCAATATTTTCATCTTATGAATCTTACGGTTATGGCGACGAACTAATTTACGTTTGTAATAATATCCAAGCCTACATGAATTAAAATTCCTTGAAATCACAAAAGCGTCGGATACATGGGATTTTTCAATCCCATGGTTTATGCGATCGTGTTTCGTTATATACCCGAAAGTCATCTTGACATTTGGATACAAAGATTTCAACTTGTTATATAATCTCCATTTCATGATTCCCATTACGGCTGCGTCACGAATAGAGGCAGATCTTTTCACTTTCAATTTGATTTTACCTTTATGAAATTCCTTGTGGCAGGTTTCACATAAGGTAATCAAATTGGATGGTGAATTTCCTCCTGTCTTCCTTGACTCAATATGATGGACATTAAGAATAGGATCTTTTGACTTACCCTTACAATGCTGGCACTTATGTCCATCCCTTGCCAAGACATATTCCCTTACATTCCAAAATCCTAATTGTTCGCCTTCCTGATACTCTTTACCTGATATCTCTGGATTCTTGATTTTCTGGGTATCAAATTGGGCTACCTCAATAATCAGTTTTGAGATAGGTAGTATAGAATACACAAAACCAATGATTTTTAAATGAGAATCAATCTTCTGTCGGACAGATGGGGCGACCCATTCCTCCTTTTTAGTCTTAATTCTATTCATGAACCTTGGTTTTCTATACCTTAATCTATTTCTTCTTCTCCTTCTTGATTCCCTTCTGGATGATAACAATTCGACTATATCACTCCGTAGAATAATCTCACTTGCGTAAAGTTCCTTGCTTTTCGTTGTCGCTGACAAACCAACGTGTTTTGTACCTGCGTCAACGCCTAACACAACTTCTTGTTTGTAACCTGAAGTAGCATATGTAAGTTGGATGGTGAACGGACATAGATTAATCACGATCGCCTTATTCGATTTAAGCAACCTCCTAACCTTACCATGCCTCGTTGTTGGCATTAAAGGATTTCCATCTATATCTTGAATGTATACCACTTTTCGCTACTTTTTTAATGTTTATTCAACATAAGTCAGGGTAAAACCCTGTTAGTACCCATCGCCAATGTTATTGAAGGTTTTATATAGGCAACACTGGAACCCAAATACAATCCCTGTTTAATCACCTACCTTAGAGCTACGGACTTGGATAAACATCCGTAGGTAACTATATATTCTCCAATAACGTAGTCTTTATTTCAAGACTTAGGCTAATACCCGGCCAGTAAACTGGATATATAAAACTCAAACATTGTTTAACGTTTTATATATTATTGCGGTTAATTATTATTTAACTCAATCTCATCACTAATACTTTGGTCTATAGACCTCAATAAATCCCTGGTACTAACATCCCGCAAGAAGCGGACATTACCACCATTAGCCCTAGCTATCCTCCTTAAAGCGGAGTAAAGTATATCACCCAACGAATATTCAGGCAACTCACGGCATCCGACTTCCATGACAATAAGGGCATGGATACGATCATCTATCTTACTTCTTACGGGACTTCGCATAGTATTTACTTATAAGCTTCCCCTATAATACGTAGCGGGAAATGTTTGAAATTACGTTCAGGATCATCCTTCGTATAACCCATAAGAGATAGATGTTTCTCAAAATGACCTTCCGTATATTTTGAGGTATCCAACGTCATCCTAAATATAGTTCTATTCTCATTGTCAGGATGTTTGTTATATGACACGTCTCCCATACATCCACATCCAAGATGATGCTCCTTGACATGGAAACCATCTTTATGGGTAATAAATAACACGATTTCTATCTTATCACCTATTTTCTGATCAAAAATATTTAGATAAAACTCGCTCTCATCATCCGTCAGTCCTATATCAAAGGAATCGTTAGGGCACTCGATATTAAAATCGTTATGATCGGCTGTTATCACCTCCATAGCATTCCATTTAGCTTTCTCTCCTTCCACGAACTTCAACGGGCATACCTCGGTCTTCATCCAAGCCTTCTCCTTGATAAAACAACCACACAACGAACATGCCTGTCTTCCCATCAATCTTTGCAGCAATACCTTAGCTGGTAACTTAAAGAAAGCTATATTAGAAGAGTTCTTAGGACATTTCTTGCATAAATCAAGACGATTCTTGTACCACTCCGGATAATCCTTCTCATCCTTAGGAATCCTACCCAATAAACTGTCTTCCCAAGCTTGGGCTATTACTTGGGCTTTACCAATTGTTTGCACGTTACTAAAATTATTTATTTCATTTATTAAATTCACATTCGTATCACAAAATGTTTACTCTAACCGGATTAAACGCTAACCCACTATCGATTATCCCACTTATGTAAGAATCACCGAATACTTTCCTGCCAATCCCAATAGCTCCGTTGATATCAGCATTTAGCAGCTTTCCAATAGAGCTTTGAAACAATCCTCGTTTCTTTCTTTTGCCTAAATAAACATCATGCTTGCATAGTTTCTCAAAAGCCAAATGGTCTACTTTGGAAGTATAGGATTCCTCATTAGTTTGAAAGCTTATTCCAACCAACTTGCACTTATAGGATATCTTTTCAACAAGTTTTGAGAATGGAATCTCTACAAACTTCTGGTTTATCCTCTTTCCTAGATTTATTCCATTCTTCCATCCTTTATTCAAACCCACAACAAGATTCCCAATATTGTTTTCAATACAGATATTTACAATAAATCTGCTAACCTTGTGGATTTTATCTTCAATCCAAAAATTCCTATAATTATTTAGCCGTCTAAGTCTCTTTGAAGTACCCTTATCGCCAATATACGACATCAACCTAGCTCTCTTCTTATTATACCACTGATTGAAGGATTTAATAATCTTGCCGTTTACAATGAAAGGCTTGACACCTACATTACTTATACATGTACATAAATTATTCAATCCCAAATCAATCGAAAGAACATTATCCTTATTCAGATTTAGATCCTGTTCCTTCTTCTCATAAATAACCTCAACCACATAGCATGTAGCTTGAGGGATTACCCTAACCTGACATAACTTGTTATCTCCTATTTTTGTTTTGATTGGTGGAATTATGTTTTTGATAAAATGGATATAACCATCACTCTTAAGCCTGCAAGCAGAAGTCGTAAAGACTACCATATTCTGCTTCTTACCTCGTTTGTATTTAGGCAATTTTGGTTTTGAGTTGAACTTAGAAGGATTCTTTTCATATTCCTTCTTTAACCTGATCCAAGACCTTATCGACGAGAAAACTTGGGCTATGACTTGCTGAGATAACGCTGCTGGTAAATTTCTAAAATCAAATTGATTCTCCTTACAAAGTTTGGTTGAGAACTCGTATTCCTTCAGATAGTTACCATCAAATATCCCTTTCCTGACGTTGAAAAGAACATAATTATACAACAACCCGGATTTGAGGCATATATCCTCAAACCGATTGTCTTTTACAATATGTCTCTCAACTAGTCTCATTTTTAATATCTTATGCCATAAATATAAACATTCTTTATGAAATAAATAATTTATTCAACTATATTATTTCTTAAATTGTTTTTGTTGAAAATCCTGTAATTGTTCCCATGTCATTCCATACCGACATTGATACATGGCCTCATGGTTATCACGTATAAGAGGATCTCCGTTCTTCAACCCCTCCATATCCTCTATCGCATTAATCTTCTTATCCAGACAATCAAGCTCAATAGGCATCCTTTCATCCGGATAACGATTACCTTCCTTGACAAATATCCGGCGTATCTTATCACGCCTTACACGCATCTCACGAAGATTGCATATAACGTATCCGATAAACGGGATCCTGATAGATATATTATCGGTATATCTGGAGAGATGATGGATATAAGATACGGATGCTTTCATGCACCACTCTACCTGTTGTTTGGTAAACTTCCCATCAGATCTTCTTACCACCTCATCCACGATATCCCTATCGAATGAAATAAGATTCCTACCCATCAATATCCAATTTGTTTCTCTTGAACACAAACCCCATTACACGGGTATCATCACCCTCCCCGTCAAGAATAAAATAGTTACGTAAGCTTCTCATCTCAATAGACAGCTCACGGGTACGGAAGTTCCCGTTCTTCTTGTCCACCAGAAAACCCCCACGTTTAAGCTCGTTGTTCAGGACAGCGACGTAAGATTCCTTCTGTCCATGACAATCCATGTACTTAGCCCTGGTATCATCCGAGTATCCGTAGTTTATGTAGAAAGAAAGTAAGTTTATCGTTCTTTCTGTAATCAAGCTCTTACCCTTAGAATCCAGATAGCCGTTGTATATCCTTAAGAACTGCTGGATCATATCCAGTCTAGTGTCGTAAGGTAATGCGAATACGAAAGCTTTTCTCTGCTCAGGCATATGAAATTAATTTTCAGCAAAACTACTTAAAAAAAATATCGTTGTCAAGAAATTTTGCCATAATCAACATAATATATGCTGACTAGCATGTATTTACGATAATCCAAAGGGAAAAAGCTGGTGGGGTAGGACGAACGAAGCCATATATATCTACGGCTGGCTGCAATAGCGAGAACAGTGAAGTTCACGTACGCTACGCGCGTGGACGGCGGGGGACAGCCTTATCCTGCCTCACGGGATGCGACCATTCCTTTTTTCTTTTTGGCTTCTTATCGTCCCATGACATAGCCCAAGGCATCCAAAGGGGAAAGGTTGGTGGGGGACGTGCAGGGACAGCTAAGGTAAGGCTACCGCCGTCATACCGGACAATGCCGCCAGAGATTCGCTATTGACATGTACGGCGGTAGAGTTATGTTAGCCTGCCGGAGCGTGAGCGACCGCATACGACCTTACTTTTTTCCCTTTGGATTCCTTCCTCCCAAGCTATGGGATATAAAGCCAAGGGGAAATGGGAAGCCTTGGGGCGATGGGGCCTGCCGTAGAAGATACGGACGGCCGGAGCGTGAGCGATCGTACAAGACCTCGCTTTTTCTTCTTTGGCTTTTTCTCCACCCGATCCCCTTACCGGGATCCCAGCTTCCGGTATAGAATACGGCTTATACCAGGTTTAGCCTGCGGTATGCTACCTGACGGCACCATACCTTGGCGGTAAAAAGCAATGTTTTATTAAATAGAGACTTTAAGTGGAGTACACAGGAACTCGACGTCAGGAGAGGTTCTGTGTACGGATAGAGATATTAGTAAGTAAAATATATTTATAGAGTTAATTATATTTAATAATATACCTATTAACGCGCGCGTAACAAGTAGGTTGAGAAAAACCATCGTTCACGCGCACAGCGTTTTACGGACATCACCTACCCTCCTTAAACAACAAATGGGCGACCTTCACAGGCTACCCATCCATCCGAATAACTTGTTTCGTATTGATGAAACTTGTATATTCGCAGCAAAAACTTTAAAAAAATGTCTGGAACAAAGATAGCACTTTTACAGAAAATGAAATCAAATTTCGATAAGATTCTTACCGAAAAGTATATTCCACGTAATATTCAGACCAAGAAAGATGAGCTAGGATGTGTAAAACTTCCAGCCGGATCACTTATATGTCCAGTTGATTTTAAGCCTGTTACTAATAAGGAAGGCAAGAAAGTGACAGCCATAAAATATTCATTGAAACATGAGGAGTATCATGGATCGGGAATCCGGATCAGCGATGAATGTAAGATGGCAATGATATATCTTATTATCATAAACGTACTCAAACATGTGTTTCTAAGAAAAAGGATGCAAGATGGAAACAGAGATCAGATAGAGATCAATACCAATGATTTTATTGATATTCTATCGGATGGATGCGCTTATTTCTGCTACCGACATGTATTAAGAGATTCTCACGAAGATATAAACTACCAACTTATAAGTCTAAAGGCTTGGGCTGAAGGAGAGATCAGAATAGCATTGTCAGATATCGTAAAATACAAGCATAAGGCTAGTAAGGTACCAAGGATAAAGGATATGTTTGTAAAGAAAGGAGAATCCATATACACTTGCATTGATAAGAATCTTGATTCGGATTCTAGACGAAGAATGGCTAACAAAAGCCGGAAGCTTGATAGGGTGAGAATCCTTTCCAAAATAATATTCAGAGCCAGAACCAGAAACGTACATCACATATACAAGGTAACTAAAAGAAAGACAGTTAAGTTCAATGTAGCATACCTTCTTAATGAGTTGAATAAGAAGCTCATAGGCATAGGTATGCGTGAAATATCTCAATCCACTATATACAGATACATAAGCATGTTCTTAGACATGTGTAAGAAAAGTATATCCGATTTGTATGACGAGGTAAAAAAAAACAATGGAGTGGTGAATACCAAAGACAGAAAGAACGTAACTATCGGATGCTTAAGACTATTATACAAGGGGAAATATATGCATATCCTTATATCGACAGAATACATAAGAGATGTATTTTTAGGAGAAAAATCTTCCGAGATGAGTAAAGCTGGATGATTTGAGTATCAGATATAAAATTTAATATTTACATATTATTCACATTTATTTTTAATAGTTAATTATAACTATTCGTATCTTTGTACCATAAACTTAAAAAGACATGGTACAAGAGGATTTTAGAAACGAAAACGACCTCCTTCGTCATATTATGACGGTGGATAAAAACGTAGAGCAGGGTCGTGCCTTGAAGAAGATTTTCACCACTAGGGAGAATCTGTTTATTACCGGTAGAGCCGGTAGTGGTAAAAGTACGTTCATGAGACGTATCGTAAAGTTCTTGGGTAAGTGCGTTATCGTAGCCCCAACTGGAGTAGCGGCGTTGAACGCCGGAGGACAGACCATTCATTCGTTCTTCTCTATAAAGAACGATCCTTATATCCCTTCTATCGAGAGAGGTATGTTGTCTAATAAGGTGGATGTAAGTCCGTTTATGAAGAAGAAGATCAGAAACCTTGATACTATCGTTATCGACGAGATCAGTATGGTAAGACCTGATTTGCTTGATGAGGTGGCTGACATACTTAGACAATGCAGGCGTAGTAAGGAACCTTTCGGTGGCGTTAGGTTGATTATGTTTGGAGATCTATCACAGCTACCGCCTGTGGTGACGGCGGATGATTTTATCGACAGGTATTATGAGAGTCGGTTCTTTTTCTCATCAAAGGCATTAAGAGCGTCAGGATTCTCGGTCATTACCTTCGAGAACGTATTCCGTCAAAAAGATCCTCAGCTTCTTTCCGTACTTGAGGATATAAGATGTGGGGTTATTACCGATGAGTCAAGACAGATATTGGATAGTAGGGTAAAGTATCCGGACAATATGGATAATACTATAATTATATGCTCAACTAACAAAGAAGCTTATGAGATAAATAAGACTAATCTTGATAAGATCAATAATAAGGTGTTTAAGTTCGATGCCACTGTATTCGGGGAGAAACCTGTAGCTCCCTGTGAGGATGAGCTTATAGTAAAGGTAGGAGCTAAGGTCATAATAACCAGAAACGGCAATGGGTATGTCAATGGCTCGATGGGTATCATAACCAGCATAGATACTGTTGATGAGACGATATATGTTCATCTAGATAACGATACTGAGGTGGAGATAACCAAAGAGAAGTGGGAGAAGATGAAGTATAAGCAGGTAGATGATTCCCTTGAAGGCATTTCTTGCGGCTATATAATACAATATCCATTGAGGTTAGGATACGCCATAACTGTCCATAAATCCCAGGGAATGACTTTAGATAATATATTTGTAGACATCAGCAGAGCCTTCGAGATAGGGCAGATATATACCGCTCTTTCAAGATGTAGGTCAATAGACGGTCTTTATCTAAAATCAGTGCCTAAGGAAGATATGGTACTGCTAAGCGATAAGATATCTGACTTCATAGATAAGGTGGATGAGAATGATGGTGTTTTGAATCCGGAAAAGATATCTGACATCGGTAAGGATATGATAAAGAAGCAACAGGATTTATTTAACTTTGAGGAATTTGGATTATAATGGCTAAGAAAGAACTTTTTTCAGACGTAGATGAATTAGTATCATCTTTAAATAAAGAGCTTGGAGAAGGCTCGATAATGAACTTCGGTGACGATAAGCCTATAATATCCATACCAAGGGAAAGCACCGGATCGCTGGTGGTGGATAAGGCTCTCGGCGGCGGATGGGCGGTAGGCCGGATCCATGAGCTGGTCGGGATGGAATCTTGTGGCAAGACCATGATGTGTACGTTAAGTATGATCGAGTTCCAGAAAAAGCACCCCGATAAGCTGGTAGCTATAATAGACGTGGAGAACGCTTTTGATATCGAATACGCTAAGAAGATGGGATTGGACGTGAACCGGTTCCTTATTTCCCAGCCAAGCTACGGGGAGTTGGCTATCGATATCACGGCCAAGCTGGTGGAGTCCGGCAGGGTAGGCTTCATTGTCGTGGATTCCGTGGCGAACTTGGTCCCGAAGAAGGAGATCGAGGGTGATATGGAAGACAGCAACATGGGATTACAAGCCCGGTTGATGTCAAAAGCTATGAGAGTTCTTACCGGGATCGTAAACAAAAGCGATTGTGTTCTGGTATTCATCAACCAGTATCGTGAGAAGATTGGTGTAATATACGGTGATCCTAAGGTAACAACCGGCGGTAATGCCCTTAAATTCTACGCCTCTATCCGTATGGAGATGTCAAGGAAGAAGGTCATTGTAGGAGAAGACGGGTCTTCTATCGGCCATGAGGTTAGGATAAAGGTATTGAAGAACAAGACAGCTATACCTTTCCAGATAGCAGAGACGGCTTTGTATTATGGCGTAGGATTTGACAAGGAGCTTGAACTTTTGAAGTTATGTGAGGAAACCGGTATCTTTACCCGTAAAGGATCATGGTACTGGTACGGAGAGGTCCGGGTGGGCAATGGAGTGGATAATACGTTAAGTATCATGAGGGATAATCAAGAATTGTGTCAAGAATTAAGAACTAAATTGAATTTGTAATCATGGCAATAGGAGTAAAATTTGTAGACGTAATACCGTCCAGTGTAGAGAACGCTGTCGAGGTTAAGAAAGGGGATGTGAAGAACTATCTGTTCGTAGGTATTCCCATGAGTGAGTTTATTGGAAAGAGATATGAGTATGAGGGATTCATATACATGTGCCTACAGGGTGTCACCGGTGGCACGGAGCTTGGCGGAGATATAGCCATAGCCGTATTGAGACCGGTTCGCCCAGCCGTCGGGCAGGCATCTTATCATTTGGTATCGTATACACCTCTTACGTATACGAGATCTGATGTGGCGATATTCCTTCGCAATGGTGATTTTAAGGTTGTTAAACGTGATGATTGTAATCTTATATAGTATGGGTACGTATATCTCTATAAAATCAACAGTAAACGCATTCAGGTACGGGATTGATCCTATACCTGAATGGTTTGATAAGATATCCCAAAGAACCAAGGAGCTTGATGTGATGGTTGACGGTCACAAGGTAAAGGCATTGGATATAAGGCTAGAAAATGGCGTTTTACGGGCTTTTTACGGTTATTATATAGGTATGTATCCGGATAACTCGATACAGGTGTTTAGACCGGAGGATTTTCACTCATTATATACCTTAAAAATATGAATGCAGTGATAGGTATAGATCCGGGTATAGACACCGGAGGATTGGCTATGATTCCAGAGAACGGGGAGATTAAGGTAATCATGACTCCAAGGATATCTGCTAAGGGAGATATCGACCTTAGGGCTATATCAGGTTTCTTCCTCGATGCCGCGGATAAAATCCAAGAAGAAGGTGGTGGGACGCTGGCGATCGCCGTCGAGGACGTCCACAGTATCCACAACAGCTCGGCCGCAAGTAACTTCACCTTCGGAGGACGGCGCCGGGAACCGAACGCGCTCTTCGCTATGATGGTGGAGATGATGGAACGATACGAATCGCATCCAGATGTCAGGTTCATGTTCGAGGAGGTCCAGCCAAAGACATGGCAGAAGGAGCTTCATACGACAGCCGATCGGGTGTATACGTCGGCGAAGTTAGACACGAAGGCTACCTCCATCCGATGCGCCATGCGCCTTTTCCCTTTGGTCTCTTTCGTGAAACCATGGTCAGGAAAAGGAATACAACCTACTAAGATACAAGACGGAATGTGTGACGCTACGCTTATAGCCGAGTATATTAGACGTAAGTTTAAATTATTTTAATACTATTAAGTATTTATTATATTTGTATTAATATAATTATGATTACATTTGCAATGTCATGTAAAAGTTGTTTATTATAACCTCGGATAATATGTAAGATGTTGAAAAATATTTTACATATACCGGAAACGGTCAGGTTATTAGCCTAAGTGCTTAGAGCACTACGTTACCTTAGAATGTATAGTTACCCTAGGGTGTTTATCCAAGCCCAAGGCTCTAAGACAAGTGGTTAAACAGGAGTAGCGTATTCGGCAAAACAGTGCTGCTTGTATGAAACATTTGGTAACATTGGCGATGGGTACTAACAGGATTTTTATCCTGATTTATCCCATAATCGGGATTCATACTCCGGAATCATTTCCGGTTTCGGAGTATGATTTTTATAAAGCTTGTACATGAATTATGGATGATAAACAAATAAAATATGTTATATGGTATTGAAGTGCTTGTCGAAATCATTAAATGAGAAGTTGGGTAAACTGGAGACGGTGGTTAAGAACGCCGGTTCCAACTCCCTTTATAAGGATCTTAAGATAGATGTTGTCAATAATCTGGCTTATATCACTTCCGTAAATGCCAAGGTATGTGTTATAGAACGATTGGAGGTCGAGGCTGACTCTAACTTCTCTTTCTTGGTAGAGGCAAGCTCTTTTATTAAGTTCATGAAAAAACAGAAGAATCGTGAGATTACGATACTGCTTTCGGATAGAAAAGATCAGATCACGATCCACTACGCTTCTGGTGAGTATAGTTGTCCGGCTTTTGATATCAATACATTCCCGCAGGTACATAAGATACTTGATGGAGGAATTAAGGTTAAGATGAGCGATTATGTTTCGGTTCTTAACAAAGCCAGCGATTATACGGAGGTAGATGACTTTTATCCATGCATCGAGAATGTGGTTATTGATATTGATGATATTAATATTAATATAGTAAGTACGGATAGAAATACTATTTACAGGTATTTTGTCCCTAATCAGGATAAGGTAGAGAAGATGTTTATCCCGGTATCGAACGAATCCGCGATATTGCTTGATAAGCATATCAATAAGTCATCGGATATGTTGTCTATAAAAGTGGATGATACTAAGACTTATTTCTCTACGCCTGATATGGATATGTATGAGACCCATTTTGAGGGTAATTATCCAAATTGGAGGTTCGTGGACGAGCATTTTGTCAAAACAAGTACCTATGTCTTTGATAAGGATCTACTCGTCCAAGCCCTCCAAAATAATCTTAAAGTAAATGAGTTTGATCATTGTAAGTTGATATTTACCGATAAAGGATGTGGTATTATGTCAGAGAACCCGTCTTCAGGTAAATCATGTAAGGAAAGACTTACCCCTTTGTCTCATTATGGTGAAGATATTGTATGCAACGTGTTATGTGGAAGATATCTGGGTATCATAAAAAGCATATCGTGGAATAGGATAGTTATCGAACATGACCATAAATCTCATTTCAATAAGATTTATGGGGAGGATAATAAGAACGAGTATTTCTTGTCATCATCAGTTATTGTTTAATGTTTAAAAATATATAAAATGGGAGTTAGAGAAAATTCATCAGGTGGTAATAACCATTACTTTAAAGTAAGTGGTAGCGGATTATTATATCAGTCATCAAGAGAACCAAAGGAAGGTTTCGAGGAGCATATAAACGAGAAGACCGGAGCCGTTTCTTATTGGAGGGTATTCTGGAACGGTATCGAAGGTTATTTGTCTGATATCAATGTGCGAGAAGTGGAGTTCAATGGAATAAATGCCAAATACTTATCCATAAAGATAAGTGATGAGGATGGTAATTACTTTATAAACGTTCCTTTGATGACTCAAAAAGGAGGTATCAATAATTACGTTAAGTCACTGGTAAGGTACTTGCCTAATATCGACCTGAAACGTAAGGTAGTGATCAATCCTGCTCATGCTAAGAAAGGGGATCAATATGCTCCCGGTAATTTCTTTATCTCATACGCAAGGGAGACCCCTGACGGTAAGGACGAGCTTATCCAGCAATATTATAAGAACGGGCAGAATGGATGGCCTGACAGGGTTGAGAGTACTGATATAATGGGGAATAAGAAGTTTGATTATACGACCCAAGACGCTTTCGCTTATCAGGTACTTAATAAATATATCCAAAGTATTAAGACAGATGGTGTGAAACCTACTCAGTCGGCAAGCCAAAACAACGCTGGTGAGGCTATAACGCAAACGCCCCCACCGTCATACGCTACGCAGGCTCCGCCTCAGACAGCCCAAGCGCCTTCTTTTGGAGGTCAGCAGCCGCCACAATATCCTCCTTTTGGAGACGACAGTGACCTACCTTTCTAATTAACTAATTGAAAATGAATAATTTAATGGAAAGTAATTTTAATATATCTACTAAAGTGAACCGTGTCTCGATGCCTACCCAAAATAAGGTAGATACGGTTATGAAGAACTTAGGGCATCGACCTTGTGTAGCGTATTCCGAGGAAAAGAATATGTATTATAAGGATGGAGAATGGGTAGCGTCAGATCTTGACGCTACTATCTTACCTCTTAGGGAGATGTTCGAAAAGACATCTGATTTGAAGTTAGGATTGAAGATCGTTTATTTAATAATAAAATTATAGTATGGCTACGATTGAAGATATCAAAAAACTTCTGGAGAGTAAGTCATTTACATCAGCCAGAGATCTTGACGAATTTGAGGAAAAACCGGATGATAAGCTTGATGAGGTTCACATGAATTGCGATCCAATGGTAGGGATAGTTGAGAAAGATGGTAAAATTTTTCTCAAATCTTTAAAATTCTCTAAGGCATGGAACTCATTGGGAAAGGATATTCCTATCAAGCAAGGTAATGCCTTCCCGTTGGGTCAAGGTGATGTTCTTGATATAGACACAGGCATATCGGCCTCATTCCCGGATGATACTGTCGGGATGGTTATGATGCTCCCATCGTTCACCAACGATACAGGCCTCACTTTGGTAGGATCACCGTTCGTTTTCTCTAATAACGAGAATATTACGATCAGAGTCTCTAATGTCCGTAAGGATATAGCTATAGTCGAGAAAGATAAGCATATAGCTGAGTTAATTATAGTCGGCAAGATAAAGGCCGATATTCGTAAAACTTATAAAAGTGTTGAGGATGTTCGGATTGAAGATAGTAAAGAGTAGTTATATAAATACTCTAAAACAGGATCTTGATGAAGCTATTAGCTATTCAAGTAGATTAAAAAGAAATTATGAGGATGCTCGTAGTAAGATAACGGAATTGGAGGAAAAAGAAAGATATCTTAATACACTTGTGGATTCTCTTGATATGGATATAGATTCCAAGGATTCTCATATCGTTAAGATGGGTAATGAGCTTAGTAAATCAAGAGAGCTATATAATGAGTCGGTGAAAGAGAAAGAGACTCTTAAAAGGGCTTATATGGATATCGAGAAGAAACATAAACTATCATCTAAATTACTCGATGAGGCTAGAAGAAGGTACAAGGAAATAGAGGAGCAAAATAAGGCTATGTCAGATCGTATCCAGTATCTGGAAAATCATATTGATCCTGAGGCTTTAGATGGTGATGTGTCTGATGAGGTTATTGTCGAGGAGGATAAGATGGACCCTAATTCAGGTCATATCGATATACCTGAAAATAATATCTCTGAGGTTACTGGTACCGATGCCGGCAATGACGTAAATGTCGAGAATAAAACTGAAGAGAAGAAGAAATCTAAGAAACGTAAAAAGACTAAGAAAAATGAATAAGGTCTTGTTTTTCTTGTTAACGTTGTTTACCTTAGCGGCTGTCGGATGTAGTACATCTAGAACCTATTATACGGAGTACGATACTACTGATATATCTTATGTGGTGGATTCCATAGTATCTTCCGGAACCGTGATGGGCCAATGGAAGGAGTGGAAGTTTACGCTGGATGACGGCCGGGTCGATAACTTTGGCTTTACCGCCCTGTACGACGTCAAGGGAAAGGCTAGGGGATCAATACAGGTAAGGCAAAGATCCGATACGTTTAATATCAAGATAATTGATTACCATAAAAAAGATAAGTAATGAAATACGGACTAGGTTACATACCATCGCCAGCGGATGATAGGGACGCTATCATGAATATGCAACATGAGGCTGTTCCTGATGAGTATAAGATCAATAACGTCGATAGCGTGGTAGATCAAGGTTCTTCCCCTATTTGCGCAGCCATAAGTCTAGCTGAGATCCTTAACTGGAGAAAAGCTATAAAGGATATCAAAAGACCAGCTAAGATCTCTCCTTACGATATATATGATCTGAGAGAGGATAAGGATCAGGACGGGATGGTTCTTCGGGACGCTATCAAGGCTATAAAGAAAGTTGGCGTTGACGGAGAGAAGATAAATAGCTACGCTAGGATCATAGATCCGGTATCGGCTAAGGTAGCGTTGATGCTGAATGGTCCTCTGGTTATAGGTCTGTATTGCTATAATTATGGTAATCGATTCTGGCAAGGCCAAGGACAGAACTTGGGAGGTCATGCCGTTATCCTCACCGGATGGGACAAGGCCGGCTTCGTCCTACAGAACAGTTGGGGGACGGAATGGGGTAGGTCAGGTATAGAGACATTCCCGTTCGAGGATTGGTGCTATATGCTAGAATGTTGGACAATAATTTCATAATACTATATAATTTTCGAGAAATTCCGTTCCACATCCTCTTGTGAAAGACGATGTGGTATATTTAGGACCCGTAGATCAATTGGTTGGATCATCTGGCTCATAACCAGCAGGTTGTCGGTTCAAGTCCGGCCGGGTCCACAGTTGGATTAATAGAGTTTGTCATTAGATTTAGAGTTTAGATTTTGTTTGATACCCTTGTTCGGGAGGATAGGGGTATATGGATCCGAGGATTATTGGATGATCGCCATAATATTGGAGATGCTGGTTCGATTCCAGCCGGATTCGCTAAAATATTGTTTTAATATGGATATTTGAATAAAGGGGAGTTAATTTAACGGATAGAATTTACGATTCCTAATCGTAGCGTGGATAAGGGTTCGATTCCCCCACTCCCCACATGGTGTTTTCTTAAACATATCCCGTAGGTCGGTAATCAACGATAACCGGTAGACAGCCTACGGGAATCAATAAAATCTTACGTGCTTAAGATCGCTTTCAGTTCTATTTTTCGTGTGTAATCTATAGGAGGGTAGCACGGCCCTCCTTTTTATGATATTTGTTATGGATCTCAGTCAGATAAAAAAACATTTACCATCAGGATGGGATATGGTTGATCTAATAGACCACGGGATAATAGATCTCGATATCATTAACGGGAAGATGATGGGAGAGTATGTCGCTATGTTGATGATAAAATTTAAAGATAAGGTTAGTGAATCATATACCATAACTACCTTCTCGTTCCATGATAATGACATGGATAAGTTAAGGATGTTGATAAGCAACGCTATACGGGCGGTAGGATTCAGAAACAATACTTTGACAGGAGATGGGAACACGGCAATCAAATAAAGGTACTGAGTACACTGAAAGAGGGATATTGGATATCCTGAACAGAAAGTTCTTGGTGTCTCCTAAATGGGTGATAAATAACCTGTATGTATATAACTGGGAGTCCGATTATCTGGCTATAACCAGATCTATGTACGCTTATGAGGTTGAGGTCAAGATATCATTAGCTGACTATAACAAGGATTTCGAGAAACAGGAAAAGCACCAAGTAATGCAAGGCTGGTTCGAGGTCCGGAAGCAAGCCCTATACGAGACCGGGGACTGGGTCAGGTACGGCCGCCCAAATTACTTCTACTACTGCGTGCCGGATGGGTTGGTTGATCCTAAGGACATACCTCCGTACGCCGGGCTTGCTTATGTTTGTGGCAGGAATTTGAGAAAGGTCAAGGATGCCCCTATCCTGCACCGTGATAAATTTGACCCAGAAGCTTATAAGATGGCAGATAAATTCTACTATAATTGGTGGAATGAGAGACGTAAGGCCAGACAGATAGAAGGGAAGGATATGAAAGACGAGTTCAGGAAAAGCATGAAAAAGGTGAAGGAGAAGATAACCGTCGATGCCAAGATCAAGGCGATGGAGGCGTTCTGGAGCGTCTGCGATTATGCCTACTGGCCGTACGGGGGAAGAGGGGTGCCCGGAATGAGACCCAACTGTTCCGCTTGTGGTGAGGAATGTAAATTACAATGCCCGAAGGGGAAAGAGTTTAAAAACAAGATAAAATGAGTAAGATTAAAGATTTATTGGCAAGAGCCATTTCATTGGCATCAGAGCAACCTATGAGCTACAAAGAGGTAATTGAGTTACTTGATGGTATAGATACGTGTAAGGTCAAGATATGGCTGGAAGAAGGGGCTAAGCTGCCTGAATATGCTCATAAAGAGGATGCTTGCATGGATTTATTTGTTAAGGATATAGAACTTGACGGTGGTAGGATTATATATCATACCGGTGTACATGTAGCATTGCCGAAGGATTATGAGATGGAAATCCGTCCACGTAGTGGTTTTACTAATAGCGAGCTAATTATGCAAAACGCCCCTGCTACTATTGATGAAGGATATAGTGGTGAGATTATGATAGTTCACAGAAAAATGGATAGGCATAGTCCTTATTATTGTAATGTCGGTGGTAAGGTAGCTCAACTTCTTATTCGTAGACGGGAACGTATCGTATGGGAAGAGGTAGAGTCATTAGAGGATCTTGGAAAATCTGATAGAGGTGACAATGGATTTGGTAGTACAGATAAGATAAATAACGAATGATATGGGAAATAAAAATACATCATCCACTACTAATGAAGGCTTGAAAGAAATTGACAAACAAACAAATCCTGTTATGTATGGATGGAGATGTCCGGTATGTGGAAGAGTATATTCTCCCTACGTATCTATGTGCGCTTATTGCGGTAATAATAATATGAATCATATTACATGTAAAGTTACTGGATAATTGATATGAGTGGAAGAATTAAAATAAAGTCCAAGGATAAGGATAAGAGACCTAAGATCGATGTATTTAAGGTAATAGAGAACCGGTTCAAGAATATGAACGAGCTTCGGGATCTTATCGACATGGATCCAAGGAAAGGGCTAGTCAGGATCCGGGACGGGGCCGGCTTTAGGGAGGTGGGGCGGGGCGGATGCCTGCACCGGAACTACCTTAACCTATTGGAGGAGGAGCTGGGAGCTAAACTATCAATAGATCTTATAGAAAGGTATATCAAAAGATAATAATATATTAAATCGTAAAATTATGAATAGATATGTAAAGAAACCAATTGCGATAGAAGCCGTAAAATGGAAAGGCTTTAATAATGATGAGATCAAGGATTTCGCTGGTGATAGTGTTAAAATAGAAGTTATTAGGGAAGGTGACGCTGATAATGGGATACCTCCTTCTGTTGATTGTAGTATAGAAACCCTTGAAGGTGTTATGAAAGCCAATGTAGGTGATTACATCATCAAGGGAGTAAACGGGGAGTTTTATCCTTGCAAGCAGGACATTTTTGAGAAAACATACGATAAAGCCGATGATTCATCCGTAATGTGCTTCGGTGATGCTATCGAAGTGTTAAAACAAGGTGGGACTGTTCGTAGAAGTGGTTGGAACGGTAAAGGTTTGATGGTATTCAAACAAGTGCCAGCTCATATCGATAGCGACATCATCCCTAAGATGCAATCTCTTCCTCAATCGGCAAAAGACCTTATTCTGAAAAGCAAAGGATTCATTGACTATACCAGTCAATGCCTTATCTACAACGAGAATACCGGACGTGCCGATTCATGGGTTCCATCCATCAGTGATGTATTTGCCGAAGACTGGGAGATAGTTCGATGATAATTATACCAAACCTGCCCTAGGAATTACTTAGGGCAGGTTCGTTTTATATACCGAAGTATCTACCACGATCTGGCTATCCATATCACCAATCAACTCAATGATCTCATCCCTTATATCGTAAGAAAGCAAGATCGGGATTATGGTTAACATAAAAGATAGTAGTATCCCGAATCCTATTATGACAAGGATATCATTATACCCTATATCTAATATCGGCATGACAAACATCAACCCTGACGTGAATATCATTACAAACAACGTGGATATCTCATTTATCATATCCCTCTCCATTACGTCCTTGATCATATCTCCTCCACTTTAGTATGGTTTATTATCCTGCTGATATGACGGATACTTAATCCCGTCCTGTCCTTTATCCTACCATATACGTAGTTCCTAGATACGACAGTGGCTAAATCACCTAGCTCATTAAGTATCTCATCATACATCTTATGTATCTCGTTGTTGCGGATAACCGTACTATCCCTTACATTTATCTTCTCGATATCGTCATCGCAGAAGAAGATCTTTATTTTATGTAGTATGTCTCTAAACATGATTGTAGTTTTGTTCCAAAGATATGAATTTTTGATATCCGGTCAAAGACAATACATGGAGAAGCCAAAAAGAACGGGAGGGGCGGTGGTAGGACGGGGGAGGCCCGGAAGGACGAGGTCTCCCTCCTTCCCTTGGGATTACACTATCCTTACCGTTACTCGATAGTTACCATGAGAACTTTTCCCATAGGCATAAGATTCACATCCAGAACAAAGATCAGTTACTATACAATTATCGTTTAATATATAATCACCATCCCAACTTACATAACTTTCATCTAAAACCTGAGTCTGTAATTCAGATCTGTAAGTGAAATTAATGATCTTCCCAGGATCTTTTATCACCGTTACAGGAACAAAATTAGTTATCCTATTCCCGTATGTCACCTTATTAGCCAACTCGCAATGCATACCCGAATTATATTGATACGTAAGGGTTCCCTCTATAATACCTCCACTTATGCCCAAAATAACATTGTACTCATTTTTCGGATTTAGATATGATATCTGGCCACTTATGCTTATAGTTTTTATCTTCTTATCGCGATATATATCAAGATAAGATCCGTTAAAACCAGGTTGATATGGCTTCCCATCAATATATATATCTACAACGCCAAGACACATATTCTTGTTTATATTAACGCGGTAGTGGATCTTACCGGGAGAAGAAGTCCTGCGCCTAAACATACCCCCTCCTTATCTGAGGGTTAAAATACCCCCCCCATATATTCAACTTCTTTATTCATAATATGTTATGTTTTAATTATATCGCAAATATAATAAAATTAATGAGAAGGTCGTGAGGGGACGATGAATGGATTTGATGGGGATATAAGGGATATGTTGGGATGCGCATCACATGTAGAGGTATGCGGGATTGCGGGGATATGAGGGATATGCGGGACGGACCACCTCCCCGAAATCGGGCCGTGGGGTCTGCCGTTTTTTTGGACCGCCCCCCAATCCACGAAGGGCGGGAAAAAGGAACGGCAAACGCCAGCCAACCAAAAAGGAATGCTTATTTTCCATTTAAATTGTTGATTATCAATGATATAAATCAATATTTTAATATACATTTACATTTGATTAGTTTTATTATATATAATCGTTGAATTTTTATTGTAAAATATTTGTTTGGAAATAAAACATATATTATATTTGCAATGTGAGATAACAATATTAACAAACAAGGCGTGCTAGGTGCCTATATAAGTCCCTAGGGCAAGGGCGATTTAATATGAAAGCAAAAGATTTGAATCGAGTACAAAATGCAGTGAAAAAGTCGGAGTCTGAAACTTTGACGGGTGCGATAAAATCTTGGTGCAGATTGTTTAATAGCAAAAAAGATGTTATGGATATTATCAAAGAAAACAATATTGAAGTTTCAAAAGATGTTATCCCGTCTTTAGTCGCTTTGGCTAAAGATAAAGAATTGGTTATTACTATTTGTAAAGAAATTCTTGCAAATATAGATGGCGTATTTTGCCAATATATAGAAATAGAAAAGATTTACAATGATGAAAATGAATCAGCCAACAATAAAATAATGTTAGCTGAAAAACAAGCTCAGAAAATTCTTTTGGGCACAACACATAAAGCTTTTGGCTATTGTGCCCCTATTAAATACTCTGAGGATAAAAGCGGTTATTTCGTTATTTACAATAACGAAAGATATAAATCTACTCGAATGGCTACTAAAATAACGAATTTTTCGTTTTCATTGATAGCCAAATGTATTACCTATTATCTTACTCACGATAAAAATGTAAGATAATATTAAGATGTCCTTATATCTTTATATATAGGGGCATTATGGTGGCGATATCTGTACGTTCACGCCGTGCCACTGATTTAGACTAAACAGATAAGATATTTAACATATTGATACATAGATATGCGAATCGGTAGGGTATCGAGAGTTCGTATAAATAGGTTGCCGACTAATAGTGTGATCAGGCGTTCTCCTAGTTCAGGAGCGTGCCGTTATTCTTGGCTATGTATAAAGGCTGGTTAATACGTCCGGTCAACCGGATAGGCCATGTAAAAACATGGGGTATATTGGTGTATATACGCATGTATAGGGCGTATGTCCATGTGTAGCGAGAGCAGCACGCATGGAGTGCATTACGGGGTTATAACCGTACCAATATATCAATGCAATAACATATAGGGTTGCTTAAATACTTGTATGTTATATGTATTAATTAAAATAACAACCCTTACAAGGGTATTTTGTGCGGTTAAATTGACGGACAAAGTGCGCCTTGTCGGTACGTATCACGGGCAACGTATGTACGTATTTGGCTTCGTTCGTTCGGGGCAAAGGGACAAAACCAAAGGGAATCGGGCGGGTGTGGTGCGTCCGGCTGGCCGTTTTGATAACGGCGGCTTTGTGACTTCATAGCCATGCCGTATTCTTATTGGTGTAATTAAATTAATATATTATGTACAAAAAGAAATTCGATAATTTGAATAGGAAACTATCTATTCAAAAAGAAAAGGCTTTAGAGGCTGTAAGAAAGTCTCAAATGGAGTTTTATATTGAGCTTACCAAAGAACTATACAAGTCTAATAAATTAGATTGCAGTAGGGAATCTGATAAATGTAGGCGGAAACGTGTTAGTTACATGGCGAACAAATTGCGACAATAGATCGTTTGTTTTTATTTGATTTTAAAGTTTGTGCCCTTTCGTACTATAGTGATATAGGACGGAAGGGCTTTTTTGTGTCTATATTTTACAAAATGATAGCATATTAATATGTTTTGCTTACACATAAAAGTGTTTAGGCGGTAAATTTTAAGCCTTGACCGAAAATGTGTAAGTAAAATACTTTATTATGTATCATTTTGTATATGTCTATATCCATACGGGCGGGTGAATTGTACCCTTATGCATGGATTTGCGCTTGAATCGATCCTAAAAGGTATATAATAGGCGGTACTTATTGTATATTTTTTATCTATGTATGTGCTTATCTTTCCTTAGAGGTAGCTCTAGGGATTGATATATATTATATTATTGATACCCAATTAATTATGTTATTTGTGTTCAATTTTAAAGTCACGGTTACTTATTGTATATTTTTATGGGAATATTGATATATTTTGTGCTTACCTTGTTTTGTTGGTATATGGCGTTTGAGTTGGGGCTGTATGTTATAGCTACGGGCGACGCTCTGCCTTTAATCATAGTTATTTTATTGGCTTTATTATCAATACATTGTATTAGGCAAGTATGTAAGGCAATCAAGAACAAAGACCTCGATATCCTAGACTGAATCAGCGTTCCACGTGGAACAAAGTATCGGAAGGTCTTGGGTTTTCGTGGGAATTTCGAGGGAGATTTGGGATTTGCGTGATGGGACACCTCCAAACAAGGAAAAACCTTTCCAAACAAGAAAAAACACCAACAAACAAGGGAAACACCTTTCGAGCAAGGAAAACGCCTTTCAAGCAAGGGGTATCTTCCGATCAAATGTAAAAGTTTGCAAGTGGTAGGAGTTTCCGGTCAAGGCAAGGCGGTTGTGAGCGATGGCGGGTAGATATTGTTTATTGGTATGGGGCGATGCGGAGGAAACCAAGGGAAACGGGAGGCGGCGATGGCGTGGGGTAGGTCCCGCTGGTCGTCCGTCCCTGTTCTCCTTTGGCGTTAGTGTAATATTAAAAATCTGATAGTGATATGACGAAAGAAGAAGCAAGAAACGTATTTGGCGGTAGTATAGTAAATAATCTGCTGTCGCTAGGGGCTGAGCCTACCAACGTGGTAAGGCAAGACGGGTTGATAGAATGGAAAAGTGATGGATATATAGAGGTAGGAGGCGTACAGGTATGGGCTTACTATTACTTTGAGGATGGAGAGGATGTTGATAGATGTGATTGGGCGGATCATATGGAGATAGAGGTAGAGGAATGTTGGATTTAAAATCGGTTGATATGAGATTCATGTATTTAACGGAGCTTAGAGAAAAGGATATATACGTAGGCGACAAGAAGTGCAAAAGAGTAAAAATATATGTAGGCAGACCGTTGAGGGATACGCCTAAAACCTATAAACAAATAGGCGGATTTGTAGCAAAAGAACTATCCAACGCTTATAATAGCGGTTGTGTTTCCATCTATGAAGCAAAGGATAAAACGCTCAGATATTCGGTTTATCGAGACGGTTGTTTCTATCCTTATTACGGGAAATTAGAGGTGGCAGAATAACACCAAGGGGAACGGGCGGCGGTGTCACGGCGTGGTAGGTTGCGGGTGTCGGCTGCCGTTCTTTCCTTTGGTGTGGTAATATAAAATACTAATAACATGGACGAGATTATAAAATTACAAGATGAGATACTGTCTTATCTTCGTAATAATATTACAAAGGACGAGGCGTATTATATCCTTACGACTGATAAGGATATGATAGAGGTTCTTATATCAGATAAGAAGGACGGAAGCAAACGTATCAAGATCCTTGATATGGAATATACTATCGAGAAGGATGATATGTTATTGCTATTCGATACTGATGGGGTAATAGACGAATGTCTTTTGGTTGCCAGCTATATAGGGGTAAATATGTATTTTCGCAGGCAAGATGTCAACGCTATTTTGTATAACATCAATAGAGAGAAAGTTATGAAATATCCTTACATAGCTATTCAGTTAGATAATATACAGACTATAGAAAAGCGTAGGGTTGTTTTTGAGATCACCGGGCATAGGATGGATGATAACAAAGAGAGAATAGATTTTATGTTTATTTATTTTATGGCAAGATTATGCGTATAAGAAGAACTGTAAAGGAAAGGGATATTATGAAGGTATGGGTATTCGGGTGCGATCGGAAACTTATAAAATCGGCGGCGGATTCCGGGTTCAGAAACATGTCGGAGGTATTATCTTACGCTAATTGTATGGCAGGAGATAAGCCTGTAGATCATATTAGGGTCTCGAATGAGAATCGTGGCTGGTGTGGATCGTATACTATATATGGTAGGGAGATAGATTAGTTTGATCGTGAACAACAAAGGAGGTGCGTATGAATAATGTTATAACAAACGCCAATGGCGTGAAGGTAAAAGTAAGGGTGTATGATATTGGTGATGGGGAGGTAGATAGATACACGATAATATGTGTAAGTGATAAGGGTAAAGATAGTAGTGGGTTGGTATATTATCCTGTGTTTGCATGCAGCGAAAATCCATTTCATCCACAAGGAATAGGAATATATGTTGGTGATTATTATCCATATAGGAGACATTCATACGATTTCGGTAAAAGAGTTAAGGATCTAGCATCCTTACCAGAAGAGGTGATTAAGTACATAAAAATAATAACGACATGAACGAAATAGTTTACAACAATTACGATTTAGTGGCTTTTGAACAAGATGGAGAAGTGGTAGTGGCCGTAACATTTTACAGATATTACAAGAAGAAAGCTAAGGGCGAGGTTAATTATAGATGGAGAACCAGATGCCCGGAGTTGGTGGATAAGATTGTAAGACACCGTACCAAGGTGTTTACCGGCCAGCTTATTCAGTTAGCGAAGGCGTATGGGGAGAAAAGGGTCATTAAATATCAAAAACAGGAGGAAGAGGTATGTCAAAATACGACAGGGACGCTATAGAAATATATATACTAGATCATATAGATACTGATAATTACAAAAAGCAGTTTAGATATGATAGGGAGTATCTGGCTTTTATGCTTAACGTGTTTAAGGATGAGTATAAAGAACATATCAAAAGGGATGGGATTAAGAAAGCTTTCGAGGACTACATAATGAGCGTTCCGTCTATATTCAGGATTCATATAGCGGATTGCGATATCAGGTATTTATTACGTTCATGGGAAGTGGAGTTCGATGATGATGATGATGAGATATACATCTTGTATAAAAAGATCATAAGGGAGGTCTTCTTTAAGATGTGTAATGATATGAACATTAGATTTTAGTTTGTTAATATTGTGACCATGACCTTGGCGGGGTGGAAGGATATATCATAATCGTACGTGTGCGGATATGATCCGGGGTCAGTTCCCGGCACCTTGGCATAACTTAAATGTAAGTAGTATGGAAGATAATATTTTAAAAAGAGCGGCAGCGGAATTAAAAGAAGCCGGTTGCAGGGTTTTCGCATGGCATGATGATACTTATAATAGAGGTTGGAGTAAGGGTGATTATATAATGTTGTATTACGCCTTCCCTGATTCACCCAACATCGGGTATCTGAGTCATGGAGAATATGGAATGAGTGTAGCATATAGTAGAGCCTATATACCGAGCCGTGGAAGTGGATCGGGGTGTTGTATCAAGGAGGAAGCTACGTTCGACCTTGCGACGGCACTGGACGTGCTAAACGAGCCATTACCTAGGTGGTGCAAGTCTTATGGGGTTTATCCAGAACAATATAAGAATATTGATAGATGGTACAATAGCGATAATTATAACAAAAAAATATTTAAGGAGATTTGATATGGAGGTAAAAGATTGGGAAAATCTGGTTTTGAATACAGAAGTAGGATCACATTGTTTTGTTACGCTGATTGATGATAAGGACATCAGTAGAGGTTATGCGCAAATCAGACGTGCGGAGCATTTCGGATATAACATCTGCTTCACCCGGTTATATGGAAATAAGTTTTATTTCGAAAAAATAAAAGAAGGTCGTACACAACAATATATCAATAGGAGGAAATGATATGGTGATAGAGTTTGATTTTGAGATATACAAAAACGGAGATTACGATAAGGTATATCTCCGCAACGGGAAAGAGCCAAGAATATTATGTGATAATGGGAAGGGTAATAGCCCTATGGTCGTGATGATTGAGGATGATAAAGCGGATGATTATATTATTCTTCGTTATAACGAAACTGGCAGGAGGAATATCAATGGTCAATCGGGTCTCGATCTTATGTTATCGGTAAAAGAACGGGAACCAGAATTATGGGTTGTTGTCATATCTTATATGGATAATAAGGATAAGAGACAAAAGATGGTCTTACCTAATTTTTTCTCAAGGAATATAGGAGGAAATATATATCTTCAAGGAAGCTCTAAATCGAATGTATCATATTATGTTGGTAGGTTAGAAGAAGATGGGTGCTTCGATGAGCTGTGCGAGAAGATAAGGGTAAAAAGAGATCGTATTTATAACATGGAAATAATATCACTATCAGATGACAAGGCGACAGTTTAATCAGTTGATAAATGAGCTAGACGGCAAAAGCCCGTTTATCGTATTACATAGGGATGCCGTTGCGCCTAAATACGTGGGCGTGGAGGTGTCGAAGAATGGGATGGTATACAGATATGCGATAATAGGGATAAACGATGAGTATAAGGCTAAAAAAGCCCTTATTTCGAAAATATTAGGCATAGCTAGTTACCTAAATGGCAATAAGCCCTTAAAAAAGGGTTAATTAGATGTATTTATGACCTGCGACATCATATACGATATAATGCCATAAATGACGTTGTATAGAGGATATGTATGATAATATGATAGATAACGCATTCGTGTCTTGATATCATAATATTATGCCATTATATCCTCTTTTTGTATAAAAAAGATAACAAATGATACAAACATCTTGAATATGGATGAAATTAAGATAGGAGCTGAAATTGTATTTAATATAACCGGCAACCATAATATAGGATATGCCAAAGGGGAAAAGTATATCGGGACGGTGTTAAGCAAGGATCACCGATCACGTCTTTATGTACGGACAATAGGAATGCCTAGGGCTTGTATTGATGAGCGGGATGTAGAGTGGGTTATTGATCCAGATGGGGATTTTGATATGGATGAGGCGATCCCGAATCCTATGGCAAGGGAGTTGTATAAGTTGATGGGTAGGTACGTTTATACGTTCGGTAGGTCTTATGAAAGTATCAATGGCTATATCGTGTACGAGTGTATGATGATGGACAGGGATTTAAGATATAATGTTATGTATGCGTTGCATGATCATGGATTTGAGATACGGCATATTGATAGTTATTCTTGGTGGATGACCAATGAGAGGTTAATGTCCGAGGTAACATACACGGAGGGGGATATTCATATAATTGTTCATGAGTGTATGGAAGATTATGTGGATAATGTGAGATTTGGAGAGGAATTTTATAAAAACAAGGAAGTATGATAAGATACTTACTCGTAACGATGATGATAATATTGACACCGCCAAAAGGGAGCGGTGGCTTGCCCCACGCCCCAAGGTCTGCCGTGGTAGAGGCACGGGTATGGGATAAGCTGGCGGCCGCCCTATCTTTCGTGGAGTCAAGGAATGACGATCGGGCGTATAACGCCACTTCCGGGGCTTTAGGAAGATGGCAAATGAAAAGGGTATACGTTGATGAGGTTAATAGGATATTACGCCTTAAACGGGAGAAAAGGAAATATAGATACGAAGATCGAACGAATCCTGTCAAGGCTAGGGAAATGTTCGAGATATATCAATCTCACCACAATCCTAAAAAGGATATAGATCGGGCTATAAAGTTGCATAGGGGATTGCATTCTCCTATGTATGTTAAAGAGGTTAAACGTAAATTAAGGGAATAATATGAATCGTGAGGTATTAATAAATATCATTAATAGAGGTAGAATAAGGTTTATCCCAGTAAGAAGATGTTTCTTATGCAATGAATATGTAGGATATAAATTCGTTAGGATGTGTGATGGAAGTATGATACCGGTATTTTCTAGTGGATGTAGGTGTTGTGGCATAAATAATGGGACGCTATCAGAAAGGACTTGGGATGAAGTGCTTGATCTTGTCAAAACGGTACAAAATAAGCCTATGAATGAGAGAACGGAGGAAGATGAATTTATATTAAATAGTTTAATATAAGGAGGTATTGTATATGAAATGGGTGATAATAAAAGGCGTTAGATACCCTATCTCCGTGGTGTCAGCCTTCGCTGCGTATTACGGGGATAATCCCTTTTTGAAGATAAGGATAAGAAACAAATATCACATAATTTATTTTGATAATATGGATTATCTGAATATTCAGATAAGGTATTTGACTAACAACTATCCTGACTTCGTACAGATAGGGAATTGGTATATATCCAAGAAGCAGGTGATGTCGTGGGGGCCCAAGGGGCAGGCCGTGGACGGATCGGGCTGGGTTATATCCTTCCACCTATCTTTCGGCTTGGAGAGCGGAACTCAAATTAAGTTCGATAGGGAAGAGGAGTACCAAAGGGCTTTAGATAGCTTAAATGAGAGGTTTAATGTAATATTATGATATGGTAAAAACAAGGATATTGATGGGATTGGCGGCTATGATGGCGAACATAATGTCGCAAGACAAGATATTTGCAGGGGACAAACAACGGTCCGGGATGGCATTCAATCCGGATTATAAACCAGCGAGAGATCGGAAGGAGTTGAGGAAGTTCCGGATCAAAGGAGAGGAGGTGGAGGCGTACTCAAAGAAAGACGCTATCAAAAGGTTGAAACATAAACATAAAAAGTAATATTATGAAAAGTGATAATGATATGAAAAGGAAGTTAGTTATTAATAGCGCAAAAGATGCTGAAATAATATCAGTAAGGTTAAGTCCAGATAAAACACCCATTGCTTATGAAAATAAAGTTAGATGTTTAATGTTGTCAGGATTAAGCCGGGAAGAAGCGGAGAAAGTAGCGTTAGAGCCAATGGATCTTGAGCTATATTATGAGATAGGCGCAGGGCTGATGGCCGTTGACCCAGCGGCGGTGGAGTCAGGGACAATCCGGAGTCCTTATACAGGGGAGTTGTATCATGAAAATTCTTATACTTAGAGGAGTATTGAGATTTATAGTGATCAAGGCAAATGATGTTGTTTAATTTAAAAAAAAATAAATTGTTATGAAAATAAAAGAGCATTTATCAGTTTATCTAGAGAGTGGATATCTTTTTGACGATATGTCAGGAAAATTAAAGTGGTTTGAGATTGATAAGATCTTGATCAGTTTTACATATGGAGTAGTTAGATATGTAGGAACATGGGGAGGATGTAGGGCTGAGAAGACATTAGATGGGAAATTATTTTATTCGTCCGAAGAATGTTTTAAAAAGGATAAGAGCATCCCTAAGACAAAACTATCAATATATGATGTTTTTAAGTCATTATATGGGTTCGTTCTAATAGGTGATGTGTGGAAATACAAAAACGGAAGAGCTGTCAAGTGTAAGTTGGAATGTTTTGATGTTGAAATAGATAATAAAGGAAAAATTTATTGTAAGGAAACATATTACAGAACATGTGAAGATGTGTATAAATTCAATGACTTGACTGTAGTTGACAAGAATGGAGACATGAGATTAGTAAAATCTTCAAAAAGTAAATTAATGCTTACTAATGATCAATTAGATGTTGTGGAGAGAATGAAGGGCATCATTGATGACATGGTTAGGTTAAAGATGATTATGTATATTGATCAAGACTATAATCTTTGTTTTCTGCCGGGAGATAAAATAGAAGATTTGACAATGGATGAGACAGATGGATTTGTGGATACCACCGGTATAGTGACATCTATAAAATCTAAGAATGTAGTGGAGTTTTATGTAGAAAACCCATTCGTAAAGATAAAGGATGAATGATATCTGAATCTGGATTGTGGTGGTTCGTGAGAATAGCCACAATCATATCTCTAAACGTGAACATAAGGAGGTACGTATGTCATTCGATTGACGTTAGGGATCTAGTTATATTAAAAGAGGAGGGATTATGAAAGAGATTGTATTAAAACTGTATGAGTTTGATGAGCTGTCAAAAGATTCACAAGAAAGGATCATAGAGCGTGAGCGCTGGAATATAATGGATTGTTGCATGGAAGCTTATGGTGCTGATTATATAAGCACCATGAAGTCTTTTGGGGATCTGACAAATACTGAGGCTTATGGCTGGGAAGTTGGATATACGAGGTATGATTTTAGATTCAAATTCAAGTACAATGATCCTATATACTGTCATCCAACTGATTATGATAAGGATATATATCCTAATAACTTATGTGGCAAATTACTGTTCAGGTATATCAACAACAACATTATGCCACGTATTATCAAGGGCAGGTGTTTCTCCACGCCATGTAAATATGTTGATGGGAAATACGAGTATAAGCACAAATATAGTAGGGTGATGTTTGATTATGGAGATAATTTCCCATTGACAGGGATGTGTTATGATTTATATCTCCTGAAACCTATAATTGATTATTACAATGCATGGTGTACTTATCCGGAGGGTTTTTCTTTAGAGGATTTGATAGAGCAATGTTATGATAATTTCTTCAGGTCATGGCATGAGGAATATGAACATTGGGTTGACGATGAAGATGCGATACGTGAGGAGCTTCATCATAATCAGTATGAAGATCGACTCTATTATGAGAATGGGGATGTGTATGTTGGATCATTAAATGAAATAGTATGAAAACACAAGAAGAATATGCTCGTGAGATCGATGAGATCGTTCGCCGTGATGTAGAGAGTTACCAGAGTGACTGGTTTAAGATTGATAAGGAAATATTCATGCTTCCGGAAAACAAGAACAAGACATTTATTCTCGGAACCCGAAAGACAGGATGTGATTTGTTGATACTGGGAGGCACTAATTGTGATGAAAGTTATTTGGATGGGGTTTTTGGGTGTCTTGGTAATGAGAAATTCTATGTTTGCCAGCCAATATCTCTTTATGAGACAACACGAAATATTCAGGAAAGACCTGCCTTGTACACTTTTAAAATAGCGACCGCATATTTCAGAGAGCAGGATTTGGTTCCTGTATTTGAAAATTCACATTGTAAATTAATGAAGTTATGAATATAGAGGTAATAAGATACAGGCTTCCAGTTTATTGGGCTTGTGCTCTGATAAATGGTGATTATACTGGTTTATCGGATGAAGAAGAAAGGGGAATTAATAATTTCTTGGAACAAGCAGAAGGGTATCCCGTAGATGTGGACTTGGAAACAGAAGGCTTTTATCGGTGCAATGACGCTAATGATATAGCGGGAAGTTGCGCCGATTTTATTTTTCATAAGTGTAACAATTAAATTAAATAGTATGGAAACGGAAAATAAACTGGTTTATTCAAAAGAGAATTACTATACCGAGAACGGATATAAGTATAAAATCAAGACTACAATATCGTTAGATGATGATTGTCATAACAATATGTGTGATTGGAGTATAACCGCTGACATTCGTTGGAAAAATAAATATGGGATATATAAAGAGTATATGGGAGGCTGTTGCCATGATGAGATTGCGAGACATTGTCCGGAATTGGCGAAGTTTATACCATTACATGGTTGCAATCATTACGGCGCTCCTCTGTATCCAGTGGAAAATGGTATATATCACGTTAAAAGAAGTGGTATGTTTGTGGCAATGGAGTATTTGCGTATATCAGAACAAGAATGCGTAGAATTATATAAAGCCTCTGAGGATAAGATGTATTTCAAGTATATGCTTTTCAATCTGGGGATTGTGGATAGATGGAAACGTGAATCAGACGAGCTTATTGCTGAACTTGAAGACCTGTGTGGCAAGAAATGGGTAAATCCGTATACGCCGGAAAAGGAAAGGTTTACTTTGACATTAACGGACGAGGAACGTTTACTTATTGAAGAGAGCATTAAAGCCGGGTATTATTCCGCAGAAAATATCGAAAAACGTAGGGAAGAGGCTCATAAGGCAAAGATGATGGAAAAGCGTGCTGAAATTTGTGAGCAATATGATAAGATAATCAGGAATGCGGAAACAGACAAAAAGGTAATGCTCTGTGTGTTTGATTGTGGATTGTCAACCGATAATGTGATATATTATAATCACACGAACACTTTATCTTTCAACTGGCGTGATTATGGGGAAAAGATCACACAAAAAGAGTTTGATGATTTCGTGAATAACGTGGATCGCTCCCAACTCCCGGAAGGAATTAAATTTGAGTTAAAATAATTTTTAGTCTACACATAATCACTATCAGAAAAATGAATAAGATTATAGAAGATTACAAAAAGATAGTTGCCGGCAACAAAGCCGGCAAAAACATCTGCTTTATGTCAAGAGGAGAATACGCTGATCCGAAAATAGCGTACAACGGTATCCTCATGAATTACTGGGATGTGTATGATTGTATGGATGAGGTAGAAGAACCGACAGATGATGATTGGTTGAACGCGGTAAGTAATTTATTTGACTCATATACATATGATGTTAAGAATACGGATGTTGATAAATTCAAGATGTCGGATGTAATGAACGTATATCGTATTATTAATCTGTAGTTGTATAACAAAAAAATATTGATATGAACAACTCTATGGTCGCTCACTTATGGGCAAATGAAAAGAAAGAATCCGCAAGAGGTAGTAATCTTTTCTTTGAAGGTAGAAGTATTTATTCTTATGGTTATCATTTTGAGGTTGGAAGAATCGTAAGAAATAAGTGTGGTGAAAAGGCGTATTTGCTTAACGATGAGTATTATTCTTCTTCTACCTGTAAACATCAACGTTGTGTTCGTAGTGCAATACCAACTGATTCAAAGGTATTTTCTGTTGGATATAATATGTCTGATGATGGTAGCATGGCTTTTATCACCAGTCGATTGGAGCTTATCAAAGAGGTTATCGAGAAATACAAGAAGGTCAGAACAAGCCTGTCTTATAGGGATGTTTGGGGAGTATTTAGAAGTCTAATGGATTATATTGAGTTCTTTAATATGGGTACTCCCGAGAGCCTTCTTAAAAAGAGCGCAAACAACTGGATTGGAACTAAACATGCGTTATCTTATGAATCGGATAAGATTAAAAGTGAATATGTCCATGAGTTAAAGCGTGTGTTTGAGGTATTGCTAAATCATCAAGCGTTAGAAACTTTAGGGACGACCAATGTGATAGTAGATGAGATTTGTGGTGAAGGAACGTGGGCTGGGTATGTGGCCAGATGTCAGAGATGGAAAGATAGTCAGGCGAAAAAAGAGGCTTTAATTTTTGAAAAAAGAAGAAAAGAAAAAGAAGATCGCAAGAAAAAATTTGAAGAACAGATCGAGATGTGGAAGTCTGGCAAGATTCTGGAATTATATCTACATTATTATTTGGAGGATGACCAGCCTAACGTATGGCTTCGCATCAAGAATGGCATAATTGAGACTAGCAAGAATATCAAGATAGGACGAGCTGAGGCTGAGAGACTTTGGAAATTGATAAAGTTCTTCCATAATGGCAGTAAATTCCAACACGATATGGTATTGGATACAACCGGTCACAAATGGAAGATCAATAGCTATAAGAATGATATATTGGTTGCTGGATGTCACCGGATAGCGTATAGCGAGATGGAAGGTGTTGCGAGACAATTAGGATGGGATTAAAACAGCTATCAAGTAATATTTGAGAGCTATGGCAATCACTATCAGATTTACGGGAGAGACATCCAAGATGTCATGGGTAGCGTTACCGGTGGAGCCGGCGTATATGGGTAGGCGGTCGGGGAAGACAAGGCGCAGCCCTTGCCCGTTGGCTTGGTTGAGTAATAAAATAACATATAAATACGTAAGAAAATATGAGTATTAAAGAAGGAGATATGGTATCTATAAGACAGGATTTTATCAATCGATATAAAAATGTGCAAGAATCCATCATAAAGGCAATGGATAAGGCATTGGAGCGGGCAATAGGGAACAAGGTAATAAATTTCGAGAAGTGTGAAGGCAATTATTTGGACGTCTATCCTCTTATCGGGGCGGTCTTACAGAGGGAGCTAAGGAGTGTACTTGGCGAAAATGTGAATAAGAATATATCCCGGAATATGAAAATAAAGGCGACCAAGTACAGAAATGATTACAGGGTATGGTTAGACTATGCAGGGGATTACAGAAACGAAAATATAGAATAACATGAAATATCAAAATTTTATGTGCCCTTATGAGCTTGCGCTAAAGTTGCATGAGTTGGGCGTAAATTCGGAGTCGGAATTTTATTTTGTGAAAGAGATGAAAGGAGGGGAAACCCAGATAGATTCAGTCGTGCAAAATACAATGAGGTATTCATATAGAAAAGAAGGCGACCTCATACCGGCTTATATGAGTCATGAACTTGGAGAGATACTACCAAGTATGATAAATGTCAGTAAATCAAAAATATGGGATGAATGGTTGCAGTTGACACAATATTTCCCGAATAGGGATAGTAGATATTACGAAGCCGCCTATGTTCGTTACAATGCCTACGATTCGCCAACAGAAGTGTATAGCGGATTTGGGGAAACAGAGGCGGAGTCAAGGGCGATGCTTCTCTTTGATTTGTTGGAAAAGAAGATATTGACACCTGATAGTTTGAATTTAAAGGAAGTGGATAGGAGAAAGGAATATGAGAACGAATTTGAATAGTACAAGCATGAGAAACACATGTCCAGAATTTCCGCTTTTCGGTGCGAATTATCCAGACGCAACTTGCATAGATGGCATATTGTATGATCTGGATAATGTAGGTGATGATGGTGTTCTAATCAAGCCATTGGAAGAAATTCCATGCCCATTCTGCCGAACAGAGGAGTTTATCAGATACGATCCATTCAATAAAGAGTATAGCATGGATAGTGAAGAGGATATAAAAGATTGGTATATGAGCTATATTAATGAAATGAGAAATAAGTATGGGGGAAAATAAGAAGAAACAAACACCATGCCGGAACTTGAAAGATTGGCATACGAACAAATGAAGGAGGTAAACGATGGAGACAGTAAGATTATCAGATTACTCTTCTTATGATAAAAACAAGGGAGGAATACAAAAATTGCGTCACAAATTCAGGAATCAAATACTTGAATATTGGGGAGAAGATACCGGAATCCTAATAGGAACAACCATGGTATATGAAAGACATTTGTGGAACGAGGAAGTTAAAGTAATATGATTATGGATGATAATAAGATAATGGAAGCGGCTAAGTTAATAGCCAACTCATCAGCGGCCTTGATCGAGGCTATGGGGATGATGAGCGAAAATATCGAGAGAGCTAATAGGGGCGAGTCTTTGGCGTATACCGAGGAGGCCTTTAATAAAGTGGTTATGAATAATGGAATAGATTATAATAGTGTTATGAGTAGAAGTTGGATATGAGAAATGGAGGAGGACTATGGGTAAAGAAGTTAAGATAGATGTAGGATATAAAGATGTGCTAGAAAAATCATTATCAGCCATCCAATATCTAAGAATACATGGATTCTCGACGTACATGGAATCGGAGGGGATTGTAAATAGGATAATGATGTTCAAGGATAAGAATGAGATGAGAGATCAAAAGATCAGATCAATTTAATAGAACTAATTATGACAGTAGAGTATAAGTGTATTGATGTTTACAAGAAGCCGGAGAATCCAATGGAATGGTTGCCGTGTCCACGATGCGGCCTCCGGCCTCTGGTCTGGGAGTTCGATAACGGGAGATTCACGGCGTGCGGGTGCGGAACAGACTGTTATAGTCATTGGAGCGTGCGAGCGGAAAGTATTATGTCGGTCATAAAAAGATCTGATAACGGTAAGTCGGCTGAGGTGTATGATATTGATGAACTTAAAAATAACTGGAATCATTGGGTGAGGACAGGGGAGATACTGTTTACGCCAGGGAATGGGAAATGGTAATATGATTAATAATTTAAGATATGGATCATTATTTGGCTATAATTCAAACGATATTGGATAGATGTGAGAACGACAATACATCTCCTGATATCCATGACATGGAGATAATAAAAATAGGTGATTATATATAATTTTACACTAAAAAAAATAACATATAAATAGGAATTTATAAATATTCTATTTATATTTGCGATATGTATTTGGTGGAGCAACATATAATTACTATTAACGATAAGAGATATAAGGATTTAGATCGAATATGTTTCTTATCCAAGAATCTGTATAATGCGGCTTTGTATATAATAAAGCAAGAGTTTCTTAGTACAGGTAAATGGATAAGAGCTGTAGATCTTAACAAGAAGATGGTAGCAGAGAATAACATAGATTATAGAGCAATGAGTGGATCATCCTCCCAGCAAGTTCTTATGGCTTTAGACAAGAACCTAAAATCTTATTTCTCTGCTATCAAGGCATGGAAACGTGATAATAAGAAATTTACCGGCTGTCCTAAATTTCCAAAATATAAGCATAAAACAAAAGGAAGGAACGTATTTTCTTATTCTTACGCACAGTTTAAACATAGAGGAGGTTTTATCTATTTCCCTAAGAAGGAAGGATTACCTCCTTTAAGAACTAATTGCAAGGAAGGAACTGTAAAACAGATTAGATTTGTTCCTAAATCCGATTGTTATGTCATAGAAGTTGTATATGAGTCAATTGTGAAAAAGCAACTTGATGATAACAACAGGATCATGTCTATTGATCTAGGTGTAAATAACCTCGCTTCTATCGTGACCAACGTAAGCAATAAGCCTATTTTGATAGATGGAAGGAGACTTAAATCCATCAATCAGTATTACAATAAAAAAAGGTCAGATATTCAAAAACAATTAAAGAAAGTAAATGGAAAAGAAAATTCGAGACGGTTGATGTCCTTAACAAGAAGGAGAAACAACAAGGTGAAAGATTATCTTCATAAGGCGAGTAAGGAGATAATAAATACTTGCTTGAAGGAGGATATAACAACATTGATAGTAGGTCATAATGATGGATGGAAACAAAATGTTAACCTTGGTAAAAGGAATAATCAGAATTTTGTTTCGATTCCATTTGAGATGTTTATATCAATGTTAAGGTATAAATCGGAAAGACAAGGACTAAGATTTGTTGAAGTAAACGAATCTCACACGTCAAAATGCAGTTCTTTCGATTTAGAATCAGTAGGTCATCATGATACTTATGTTGGTAGAAGGGTAAGAAGAGGTCTTTTTATGACAAGAGATGGTATTCTTATTAACGCTGACATCAACGGAAGTTATAACATCATGAGAAAAGTAAAGGGGGATGCAGTAATGCCACTCCATACAGGGTTTGGGTATAACCCAGTTAAGAAATTTATTAACTAATTATACGAGTGCAAACTTGTATATAATTACCTAAAAATAAATCTATGTAGAATAATTCAGACTCGTTACGGATTAACTCAGTTATGGTTCATTCCGTTGATAGAGAGAATACAGAATGCTTGTTGTAAACATCACAATGACGTTGACATGTCATGGGAAGATTTTGTTAAAAAAATGAGTGAATAGGAGGGATAAATATGGATGAGAACGAAAGAAAGAAGGGTATGAACCAAGGAATATGGCTGGCGGTTCAGGAGCTAGTCTATGCCGGGCGCTGGACGCAGGCCGCAGAGGAACTGGTGTCTTTTTGTGGATTGACCGAGGATGAATGTAGGAAGCTGCAAGAAGAAAGCGAATCATTCAATGATGAGATGATTAAGTTTATTGACAATATGTTTGGACGTGAGAATATGATAAGTGAAGGCAGTACTATAAGTGAAAACGATACTATATGTATAAATATTAAGTATCATAAAATAGGGGAAGTCTTTAACTATAAAGTTGGTATGTCTGAAATGACATTAAGAGTAGATAAGTGTGATAGATGTTCGGGATGCGCTTTTGAAAATTATATATATGATTGCGTAAAATCAGGTTGCTTGGGATGCGAAAGGGAAGATGGGGAGAGTGTTAGATATACAATAGTTAATACATAATTTACAAAGCATCATGAATGGAGAAAATATAATACCCAAGATAACGGATAAGCGTGGGATGTCATGGAATCAACCTCATAGGAGGTACATAGAAATCGATGAAGAGTATGCCTTAATGACCAAACAAACCTTTGAGGGTCTTAGGGAATATTCATTGACAATCCCATCAGGGAAATATGAAGGGAAGATGTGGAAGGCTAATAGAGGAGGTACATGGTATCTATATTGGTATGATCATGACGATAATCCGGAGATGATCAAAATAGAACGAAGAGAAATATTGTTACTTAATTAATACAAAATAATATGGGAGATAGAGTGCAAGAGGCTAAGGAAGAAGGCATAAGACAAGGAATATGGTTATGCATACAAAGATTGGTACATATGGAGCAATACGATATGGCAAAATATTTTATAAAGTTATTCGGATTTGATAGAAATGAGTGTGAGATGCTATTGGACAAGAATGGTTCGGATGATAAAATGGAATCATTTATTATTCAGATGGTATTTAATAAAGGCGATAAGATAATCTTGGATGATATAGGATATCATAAGATAGGATCTATATTTAAATACAATATCGATTCGAAAGAAGTAGAACTGGAGGTGGTTGAATCCAGTGACGCTAGTTGTGAAGGATGCGCATTTAATAATAGTAAGAATTATTACTGTAAGGATACCCATTGTATTGATGTAGATAGGAAAGATGATATAGACGTTATATATAAAAAGGTAAAAAGATCATGAGTTTAATAGATAAATTAGAGGATTTGGTGGTTAAGGTAGACACCGAATACCAAGAGAAGATGGAGGCGGTGATCCGGGAGATAGTCCCGGGGATGCCGGAAGGGAATGTACGTCATGCCGCCGAGCTGATGTGCACGGACAGGATGGGGAATATGATGGACATAGATCTTTATATACTACATGAAGAGAATAGACCTTATAAATGCCCTTATCTAAAAGAACTGCTAGAAGATAGAATAGCCAGAGTGACTAAGATGCATGAGGATAAAAGCTACGCATACGATACGGATGATAATTATTGGTGCGCTACTTGCGGGTCTCATTCTCATAAAGAGGATTCCAAAACAGAATATTGTTGGCATTGCGATACAGATAATTGGATTAAAGAAGATGGAGCAGATGTTGGGGTATAATTGTTAAGGCAATTATACCCTACTCTATAATTGAATGAAATATGGAAAAAGATAAGAAAATAAAAATAGGTCAGAAGAAAAACGAGTCCACAAAAAAGGTACTTGAAGAAATAGAGAATAAGGCTATTGAATGTTTTTACGTCAATATGTATGATTGGCAACGCAGGGATCTTTCGAAAGAGGATCTGTTTGAATATGCGGAGGAGATGAGGAAATGTCTTGATAAGATATTTGATTTGGCAATTGATGAAAGGTTTAAATAATTCAACACAAAATCATATAAGATGATAACTTCTATAAGGATAGACGACAACAAGAAGACTCCATTTGAATATATCCCAAAGATAAAAGCGTTCAAGAACGGCTCTGAGTTTATATTCAAGCCCGGTGTGAATGTGATTGTAGGCAAGAACGGAAGCGGGAAATCAACCCTCCTGAATATGATATCGAAATACATGTTATGCGAGAAAAAGATGTGTTCTGAATTACCGTCAGAAGCATTGGATTTCCTGGACATATTTGATGATGACAAGGTGTTTGACGGGATCAGTATTAAGTCGGATTATATCGGGAAGGTATTTCATCTCCTACAGCAAACTGAAATGAGAAAGAATGATATATTGGATAATATCAATAATTTAAGTTTGTATATGAATGGAGCATCTAGATCCTCTGGAGAGAAGAACCTTCATGCCATGAACTCGCTTTTTGATTTTGTGTTTAACCAAGATGAGTATACGTTTCCGATACAGAAACTTATGGAATTTAAGAAAAAGTCAAATGAGTTCTGGGTAAACAGGATTGACAATCTTTTAAAATACTACAAAGACAATCGTGTGGTATTAATGGAGAAGGATTTTGAGTATACGATCCTTATGGATGAACCAGACAGGAATTTAGATATTGACAATATCATGGATCTGTACAATGTGTTGTCATTTCATAAACCACAAACACAAATTATAGCTGTAATTCATAACCCGGCTTTGATTTACAAGTTGAGCAAGTTGGACCACGTGAACTTTATCGAGATGACGAAGGGATATCTGAAAAAGGTTGTTAGTTTCATGAATAAAAATAAATAAAATAAGATAAGATATGGAAGTGGTGATTAGAAATACAAGAGGTGTAGAAGGATGTGATTTCGGATATTCAATAAATGATTCGGAGATGATAATCAATGATGGGACAATTAGAACTATCAGCAAAACAGATGGATTCGGCGTATTAACCAGCAAACATATAAGGGTTGATAACAATTGGGTCGAGATTGAGGAGATAAGACACTATGCAAGATTGATAAGAAAAGTCAAGTATATGCTATTGGAAAAGACGGAACATACGCAAGATGAAGACGAGTTGTTATCGGTATTAAAGTCAATATAAGTATGATAATCAATAATGAATTAGCGATCGAGATACGGGAATGGGCAGATAAATACGAAACCGCCGACTTTATCTCCAGTGACCCCGTCCAGTTCCAAAGGCGGTATTCCGGGCGGGACGAGGAGGTCAGTGGGTTTGTCACCTCGTGGCTCTCGTTCGGGAACCGAAAGGCGATCATCGGGGCGGCGGAGCGGATGGACAGGGAGTTTGGTGGCAGTCCTTACGGGTGGCTGATGGATAGGCAATATGTGAAAGTATATAATTACCTAAAATATAATGATATGAAAATTCAAGTAGAGTTAAATTTGGAAGATGTATTCGATGAAGCTATATACAACGAAGTGACATTGAAGGAGGAGTTTACTAGATCAGTCAGGTTAGATGTAATACGTGAACTTAAAGAAAAGTTCAAGAATGAGTTGATGGGGAAAATATCCAATCCGATATCAGGAAAGCTTGAGGATATAGCGAGAGAATCAATAATCGATCTCATCAAGAACGCCAGCGAGAAGAAATATAAATTCAGGATAGATTATATGGAAGAGGAACTGACAGTAGATGAGCTTATAAGAGGTAGGATCAAGAAGATCGTAGACGACAACATTGAGACGATGATAAGCTCAAGAGCAAAATCTTTTGTCGATGAGTTAAGGAAGAGGTATGATATGGCGTTCGCTACCTTCATCGTGGATAACATGAGAAAGCAAAATATGTTGAAGGATGAGAAGATAGCTGAACTGTTAAAAGATAATCCAGATGAGAGGTAGGGAGGATGCCAAAGGAAGGCTGCGATCGGTGCTCATGACGCCGGCTGCTCCCGAAAGGATAAGGGTGTTGTCTCCGTCATGGTACAGGGCGGCGGCGGAATTTCAAGGGAAGCCTGAGTCTGAACAGCTAGATTTTTGTTCATGGTGCTGTTGTGCTGGAGGGTGTAATTTATGCGCTGATATAAGTAAATATAATACAAAAGGACTTAAAATATATGGAGGATAATTATATGGAGATAGAGAAGCTTAAAGAAAAGTATGACTTCTCTGATGGGTTGATGAGTAAGATAGAGCATTCTATTGACGTATTAAGAAAGGGAGAGGAGTTTGCCCTTAGGTTTTATGATAAGGGATATTATCTTGCTTTCAGTGGAGGCAAGGATAGCCAAGCTCTTTATCATGTAGCTAAATTAGCTGGCGTTAAGTTTGAGGCTCATATGAACATGACTACAGTAGATCCGGCAAACATAGTATCTTTCGTGAAGAAGAACTATCCGGATGTAATAAGACATGTTCCGGATATAAACTTCTACCAGCTTATACGGAAAAAGAAATGTCTCCCATCAAAAACTCAAAGATATTGTTGTGAGGTACTTAAAGAAAGAGGAGGAGGAGGTACGGTAACTTTAGTAGGGATAAGATCAGAGGAATCAAAAACAAGATCCAAAAGAAATGAGATCGGAACCAGTAAAAGAAAGTATGATATATCATTCGATCAGTTCGATGAGCATAAAGAAAAGATGGTATCTTGCGTTGGAGGAAAGGATAAGGTAATAATATCTCCGATACTTGCATGGACGGACAAGGATGTATGGGAGTTCTTGAATAAGATGGGTATAGAACATTGTGATCTATATGATAAGGGGGCGAAGAGGATAGGATGTATATTATGTCCGATGTCTAGTATTGAAGAGATGATGAGATACCCGTTTGATTACCCTCATCAGACAAAGAAGTTCTTGAGTGAGATAGAAATGCTTGTAAAGGATGGTCATTATCAAGGGCTAGGGAGAAATCCAAATACGGTATTAGCATGGTATTTGTCAAAGAGGACGGTGGATGATTTCAAGGGGCTGGTAAAAAGAATACAATCCGGGAAATTTAGACCTAATAAAAAGAATAGGAAGCTATGGGATAGATTTATAGATTATTTTGATCTTAAAAATATAAACATATGAGAAAGATAATAGGAGCGAAAGTAAGAACCCTTTGCCCTTTAAAAAGCAAGGGCGGTACGGTTATAGAAGAAGGAGAAATATGTACCATAGTCAAAAGCTATAAAGGATATGGTATCCGTACCGATGACTATCGAACAATAACTAGAGTGGATAAATGTTGTGTTGAGTTTATGAAAGAATAAATATGAATGATGGGAGGAAGGATGGTATTAACTATTAATAATGTTTATTTAATTTAATTCAAAAACAAAATGTCTACTTTTGTAGACACATAAAAATTGCATATATGAAAAAGAGTGAGTTTGTAAAGAAATTGGAGAAGATCATCGATATGGTTAAGACCGAAGATGATGGTTTCGAGTATGGTGGCAAAGTCATTTTCTATAAAGAAGATGATGATAACTGTGAAATCAATGTAAAGAACATTGAGATGAATCTTAGGGTAGAAGCCAATGTTATGGCTGGTATGGATGATATGGATTTTACCTGCCTTATGAGTGAGGTTTATAAACAAAAGGCGGTAAAGGCTATAATGATGGAGAAGGATGACGATGAAGACAATTAATGAGATGACCGATCAGGAGATATATGATCTTACTGACGAGCAGATAGATAGATTGATCATAACAAGATGCGCTAAGGAGGGTGTTAGGTTTGTGGACGAACCTCCAGTTATGAAGACATACGACTACAAACCTATTTCTCCATCTAATTTCTTCTACCTTTTAGAAGGATTGAGCATAGCTGTTTTTAATCAGGATGATGCTATTAAAATAGCTAAGTTCTTAAGTAAGTTTGATTTATACAAGACTACATACGATTTCACTATATCCAATGATAAGATATATAATAAGTTGGATATAATCAATATCAAACATATTCCAATGTTTGATACGAAAGATGAGGAATCCTACAAATCTATAAAGGACAAGAATAATAAGATTGAGGAGGAGTATAAAGATCAGGTAGATAAATACAAGAAGGATATAAAAAGAATGAGTGAAATCCATGCCGAGATCTGGTCGAAGGTAATCGATGTAAGAAATAAGATTGATCATATGAATCATCTTAGATTCCTTTTTGTAAAGGAATATCTTCCGTTGGTGGATCATGATACGAATACGGCTATGACGTTTTTTAAGAAAGCTTATGACGTGGATGATGATACGGAAAGATATATTCGTGAAGGGATAAAGGATTACCCATTGTTTAACAACAACATAGATTAATAAGATGCACAATTGGTTTAAATGTACGGTTTCTTATGAGACCGATGCCGAGAACGGCATGAAGAAGAAGGTAAAGGAAGAGTATTTAGTGGATGCCCTTTCTTATACAGAGTGTGAGGCTAGAATTATAGAGGAGATGAGACCGTTTATCTCCGGTGAGTTTAGTGTTGATATCAAACGATTCCGGATAGCGGAATTATTCGCCATGGATGGAGACCGGTTCTATAAGGTCACGGCTGATTATATTACGATAGACGAGAAATCGAGCAATGAGAAACGCAAGGCGTTTAACTACATCGTTCGGGCCAATGACCTTGATCATGCCAAAAAGAATTTCGAGGAAGGCATGAAAGGAACCATATCAGATTTCGTTGTCACTTGTATCAAGGAAGAGAAGAAACTGATGGACTTCTACGAGTTTGATGGTAAGATCAGGAATCCGGAGAAACATGAGAATAGTAAGCAATAAAGCTAGCTATGAGACCACATCATCCATAGCCGAGAAGTTGATGGAGATAAGTAAGATGGAGGGTACGATTTATCGTATCCTCACATTATCTAATAAGACTTATCTGGCTTCTAAGTTAGGGTATAGTAGGTCCGGGTTCTATAAAAAAATACAGAACAGGAATTTTAATATCCGGGAGCTGGCTCAGATATTCGATACGATCATCAACTTCAAGGATCAAGATTGGACGGAGGGTAAGATCGATAGGCTTAAGAGGTATAGGGCTATGAGCCTTATGGAGTTCAATAAAAGTTATAAAAAGAAAAATGCATGAGAGGTAGGATGTTGCCGTGTGAGAGATGTGGGAGGATGGTAACTATAAGGAGTAAGGGGCTGTGTCCCGCATGCAGAGCCAAGGAACTACCGCCAAAGGAAAGGACGGCGATACGGGTGAAGGCCAAGCCGAAGGGGAAGAGCCTAGCCGTTTTCTTTGGCGCCCATGTGGCTAGGTTGAGTATGACAAGGAGATCTGCTACCGGCGCATACATACCATGCCCGGGGGTAAGCAACATATGCCACTTATACCCTAAACGGAAATATAAATCAGTTGCTGAGGATAATGATAACATTATCTACTTGACGGCTGATGAGCATACAAGATTCGATTATCTATTAGATACGATGGATTTCGGCCGGCTCTTGGACGAGTTTGGCAACGTTTGGCTGTTGGCGGCCAGAAGGATGAGGGATCTCGCACCTAAAGTCGAGGAGGATGGTAAATTAAAAACCAGATTATTATCATGGATAGAAGAAAACAAAGATTACTTTTAGGCCTAGGATATAAGGCTATAAGTGACACGATATATAGTTATGGGACGATCATGGAGGTCATAAGCGATCAAGAACTGTTTGATGACATGAGAGTCCGTTTATCCGAGAGACACAATGTGGTTATCGAGGATAATGGAGAGATAGGAGGATCGGGTTTAGGCAAGATAAAGGACGTGTGTCCATCATACTACTGGAGATCATCACTCCCAATATTAAGGGCATATCATACAGATCCTAAATTTACCGCATTCTTTGGCATATTAGACGTTTTATCAACGGTTCCGAAGGAAGATATCTATGAGGAAGAAAAGCCTGTTGACGAGCCTAAAAAAGAACCTGATGAGGAGATAGAAATTGAGTATGATCTGGAAACTGAGCAACAGTATTATGCCGCTGAATGGATCAAGGATATCCCGACACCAGTCTTATACAGAATGACCGTGGCTGGCAAGCGTGTTTATTATGAAATGGGAGCTGATGGATACCCTATCATATATGATGGGGCTACCAATAATATTGCGAATGGGTATTGTGATACTTCCGGGGCATTAGAAAAATGGAAAAATGAGATGAGACTCAAGGGTAAGGACCCAGACGAGTACGCCGACTACCGGGCTGACTTGGGTACGATCATGCATTACTTATTTGGATTGTATCTGACGGGAGTTAAGATAAAACTGATTCCAACATGGATAAGAAAAGCTGTCAAGGAAGCTAAGTTGAGAATAGACAAGTATAGGATGGAGCGGATATTAGTGGATAATATGGATGAGTTGATAGAAGACCTAATATCATTCGCTATATTCTGTAAAGAAAGACATGTAAAACCTGTGTTGATTGAGAAGATGTTGAGGTCAAGGAGATTGAAAGTGGCTTCCTCTGTGGATGCCGTGGTGGAGATGGATAGCGAGCCGGAGATGGTGGAGATAGAGGTCGAGACAGGAGAGCTCTATAAGACTGGAGCCAAGAAAGGCCAACCTAAGACAGAGAAAAAGAAGATAAAGAGATGCAGGAGGATATTTGCTATATTGGACTTCAAATCAAACAGGAAAGGCAATTTTTATGATGAGTATGCTTTCCAGCTTGAGTTATATAGAAGAATGATAATGGAGAACTACGGAAAGATATTGGAGATAGAGGAGATATATAACTTCGCTCCGGGTGATCCTACCGCCAAGACAAGCCAATATAAACTGAAGAGACAAACTGATAATCCTATACTTAACATGGCTACAGTCGTATATCTCCAAGGTAAGTATAAGTTCGAGAAAACCAATTATACGGTTACATCAAGAATAGGATCTTTGGATATAGAAAGTGATTTTGAATTGAATAACTTGATAAGAAAAGAATCACTGAGAGATTATATTTATCGAATCATGAGTGAGAGGATAGGATAATGGAGTTTAGGGAATTTGACAAGAGCGTTCACAGATATGAATTGGATCATAGTAAGCCAAGAAGAAAGCTGACGTGCCCGCAATGCGGCAGGGATAGATGTTTTACGCCGTACGTAGATGTAACCACCGGACAGATAGTAGGGGAGCAGTTTGGGGTATGTGATCACAAAAATAAATGTGGTTATTTTAAATATCCAACAGGCAATGAGCTTGGGAGCAATGATCTTTTTACCGATTCTAACAAAGTGCTAAGAAGATACAGGCCTCCTGTGAACCCAGATATAGCCAACTGTATCCCAGTAAACAAGATGTTTGAGACCCTTAATCCTTTCGAGACATCCGATCTTCAAGATTATCTATCCAATATCTTCGGATCGTATCATACCAATAGGGCATTTAGCTTGTATAAGGTGGGGATGATGAGATTCGGGGACTGGGGTAAGTGCTGTGTGTTCTGGCAACTGGATAAGAATTGGGTGGTGCGGACCGGGAAGATAATGGACTACGGGCCTGACGGGAAGAGGGTAAAGGTTCCCATGGATCATGTATGTTGGGTGCATATACTGGACGGTCAGGATTACCTGCTTAGGCAATGCCTGTTCGGGGAGTTCCTTATCAACTTCTATCCCAATGACGCTCCGGTGTATATAGTAGAGTCAGAGAAGACGGCTGTTATCTGCAACATCGTGTACCCTAGTAGGTTGTTCATGGCCTGTGGCGGTATCCATATGTTGAAGAGGGAGATGGTAGAGACATTGGGTAGGAGGCGGATAGTCCTGTACCCGGATAAGGGCGACGCTTTCAACGAATGGAGAAAGAAGGTAGACAAGGATATGAGGGGGATGAATATAGAGATAAGTGATTTTCTAGAATCAAAACCCAATATAGATGAGGGGATGGATATAGCGGATTATTTTATAATTAAACAAATTTACAATAATGGCAAAGGTAGTTGATAATTACAAGGGATTCAAGGTGCTTGAAATAACAAGACAGGAGATGATGGATAAGCTTACCAGATACGGGTGCTTAGGTATTTGCGATATGTGTAACAGACCTACATCCGTAGGTTATTACGTGGCGGTGATCAATCAATGGATGTGCAAGGACTGTTACAATGATTTCATCAAGTCAATTGACAGGTATGAGGAGGATATGAAAATAGAAAACAGGAATTTTAATAGATTCTGCAATCTATTTAATGTTAAGATAGAAGAAACGGTATGAGAGAGTTGTCTTTAGCCCAGAAAGCTATGTTAAACGGATCCGTATGCCCGTATTGCAAGGTTCCATCCACTATGATAAATACGGTGGAGGGGAAGCAAGTTGGGTGCGAGAAGTGTGGGGCTTGGATGAGACCCGATCCTTTTGGGAAGCCTATGGGGAGGCTGGCTAGGCCGGATCTTCTTAGGAGTATGGATATGGTAATGACTGAGATTAATATATTTGCGTATAGAACAAAACGGGATGTACAGGATATTTACAAAAGCCTATCTGGTGAATTGGATATACCAATAGAACATATATCTCCATATAAGATGTCTTTGCCATCACTACTTAATACCATGAGATATATTGAAAAGTATAGCGATAATCATATACGGATATATGATAGAACCATGGTAAAGAAGGCTTGCCCTAGGCACGGAGCGGTGGTGATCGGGAGCAACGCCTGCCACGGGTGTCCAGAGTTCCTGTTCCATGTGACAAACAACACGACCGATACGGTGGTGTGTGATATGGATATGAGCTATGGCGACTGTATAAAAAAGAGAAATAAATAAATTTGATAGACAATATTAATTATATAAAAGATGAAAGTAATTTTTATTCATAAGCCAACAGGATTTTATGTAGGAGGATCAGTGTTTAACAAGACATGTGGTTTTTACAAATGCAGAGATAAGATGATAGAAAAAGGCATAAGCGAGGACAAGGCTAATATGCTGATTGATATAATAGGTCCATACGTATGTGTGTGGGAGATAAAGGACGGAGATGATCCTTACGAGAGCATGAGAAGCAGACTCGGAGATAAAGCCTCATATTTAGATGGAGAGGATATTATCGTAGAGGATTATGATTATGACGAGGAGGACGAGGATGGGGAGATCGACTGAATACTATAGGACACATCCGGAGGCCAGAAGAAAGAAAGCCGAGACGGATAAGAAGATCAACGCCCGCCCTGAGCAGAAAGCCAAGAGACGGGAGTTGGGTCGCAAGAACTACAAGACCGATAAGTTGAAAGGTAAAGCCTATCGGAAGGGAAAGGATTTATGCCATACGGCTAAGGGACTTAGATATAAATCGAGATCAGCTAACAGAGGATCTAAATCCGATACGGCTGGCGATAGAAACGCACGAGGATGAACGATAATAGGATATGGAAGACGTCCAAGGAAATTATCATGGACGCCTATGAGAGGATAATGAAATATCAGTCGGGAGAACTTCTCCCGGCTCGTACTGGATATTCTTATCTAGATAAAGCTTTGCTGGGAGGATTTTACCCTCAACATGCGATAGCCATAGGAGCTAGACCAGGAGTTGGTAAATCCTATTTGGCGCAAAAGATCATGAACAATGTGATGAATGTCAATATCAATCCGCAAGCAGATGATTATGTATGGTTAAGATGTGAGTTCGAGATGAATCCGGAAGACTTGGTATTACGTTCACTATCAAAAAAAATGAACAAAGACATAGAAGATATCCTCCTTCGTAAAATGGATGAAGAGGAGATGCTGGAAATGCAAAAATGTCTTAAACAAGAAAATTCAAACAGAATAACGTATATACCCATACCTACAACAGTTGATGAGCTTAAAGATTTTCTATGGAATGTATATATGCCGGCGAATAAGGATAAGAAAATTGTATTTGTATCCATAGACCATACAGCTCTTATACAAGGTTCGGGTGATGCCAAGAGGAATATAGATAGTTTGATGAATATGTGTAATATAGCCAAAAGAACGTTCCCAAACATCTTCTTCCTTATCGTATCGCAACTCAATCGAGAGATAGAGGGCAGACGTGATCCAAAGGATCATATGCCAAGGCAGTCTGATTTCTATCAGTCTGACTCATTGGGACAGCTATGTACGGCTATGGTAGTATTGAATATCCCAAGGAGATACGGGTACTCCTCATACATGCAATTTCCGCAAGGATGGTATCCTAATCTGGAACGTTTCAAGAGCGAGTCAAGACGATCTTTCCGTGTGGATGGATTATTATTCCATCATATCGTAAAGGTCCGTCAAAGATCATTAGAGGAGATTGACGCTATACATGTAGATATCATGAAAGGATATGAGCGATATTATCCTGATGGAGGGGTGGTGCGTCAAGAAAGACCAGGAGGCTCGGATGCCCCCGTGGGCAGCGGCAAGCCGGACACGACCGTGGTGACACTGCCGCCCCCGCCTCCCAGTATTCCATTGGAGCAGCAATACATACCGCCTAGCGATGATTTTAATGTAGTACATGACGAAACACCTTATTGACATGAGATTGAGACATAATTACTTGCTTGTAGTGATAAAGGTGCTGGAAATGTTCTTGAAGACCGTATTGTCGGTTGAGGATAAGATGGGGATAAAGGAAATTATATCCTCGTTAAAGGAAATGGCTAAATACAGCATCAGATATATCATAAATCGGGAACGGGAAAAGGAGATCATGAGTATCTGTGATGAGGTATCCAATAAAGTACAGGAGTATAAAAGGATAAATGACAACTCAATGATATTGGAATTGGAGAACCTAAAAAGGGAAGTTGTGGCGGTGGAGGATCTTCTTAGCTCATACAAGGGGGTTCTTGACGCCGAACTGGTGATAGCCGAGGATGATATCAGAATCATACGGGACAAGATCGCTATAAGCCTGAGGGAGGACGGAACATGTAAGAGCATGACTGATGCTGATAAAAGGGCTAGGGTGGACGTAAGATACGAGAGGGCGTTAGAGGATTATCGAATCCTTCTAAGATGCGCCAATACGGTTAGGGCTAAGATGTCGGTTGTAGGGCATCTTAACCAATCTATAAATCAATCTATATCAGTTGGTAGGGTTGGTATGGCTAATGAATCTTATACGGTAAAACAGTATGAAAAAGGGAAAGAGATTATCGAAAGCAGACGGCCTTAGGGTATTGATAGGAGCTTACAATGCTATAGAATGCAGACGTGAGTTAACTATGTGTGCAGCTATAACCGAAACGGCTGATATGCTTGGATTAGTGGATAGAAAAAATGTTTTAGCGTATGAACTTATACCTGAGTTGAGGATGTTTAAGCCGATCAATAGTCGTATAGAGGAAATTTGGTTCGATTTTTCCGATAAGTATACAAGGCTATATATATTACGCACGTTGATTAACATATACAACGATACCGATCATCCTGATATAGTAGAGAAAATAGCTAGAAAGATTAGATCAATATTTTAACTCATTAGCTTATGTATATTAATTTTGAACAGATGATGACATCAGGATTAACGATGTCTGATGTTGGATATCTTTTGATGATCCGGCAAAAAGAAGAGATGGCTAACACCATTCCAAAGGAGAAAATAGATAGTTATAAAGCATCTGGTTATATTGAGCTTCAGAAGAATGGGAAGTGGAAGATAACGCCAAGGGGAGGATCGCTGCTGATGCTGATAGAGACACCCGGTCTGACACCGGAGGTCGAGGGGATCCGGGACCGTATCGTTGGGGTATATAACGATATGGGTAAGGATACAGGAGCTATCAAGGAGGTGGAGAAAAGGCTTATCTGGTTTGTGGCTAACACCAACTTCAAGGAAGAACCTATAGTAAGGGCTGTAATATCCCATATAGACCTTAAACGTGAATATACGATGAGGTTGGATAACTTGATATGGAAACCGTCAAATGTCTATAGCGTACATATGAGCTTATCGGAATCAACGTTATTCGATACGATCATAAAGATGTATGGCATGACATCCGATCTGTATCTTAGGGAGAATAAGAATAAGGAGCTGGCATGGTTGTTCGCCGTAAGCCGGCTTCCGGACCCCCCCAAGAGGATGGATAAGGAATATACTATTACTGGAGATGTTAAGATGGACATCGAAAGAATATCAAATATAAAAAAAGAATTAGGTAGAAGATTAAAAATGTCGATTTAAGAGTTATGAAAAGAAATCAAGTATTAGGAGTAGTAATAGACGCAATATTTGCGAAAACATCTGAGTTTAATGATATTGAAGACATAAAGGAAGATAGTAACCTATCGTCCGATATGGCTATGGATTCATTGGATCTTGTTGAAGTGATAATGGATATAGAAAAGATGACAGGTGAATACATACCAGACGAGGTGTTTCGCAATACCCCTTGCGATGAAATAACGGTAGGAAGTTTAACTGATATGTTGTATGTTTATTTTAAGGACAAATAATGGACTTTGGATATGACGATTGGGAAGAGGGGTTAGAAACCCCTCTTGTCGATGATTGCGATGACGATTATAACGAGGAGGACGAGTATGATTTCGGCTAAAGAACTAAGGATAGGGAATCTTGTAAAAGACAAGGCTGGCAATATATGGAGGGTAGGGTGCGTTACTGGTATGCGTAATGAAAGTAAGTCATTGATCCTTGAACGTGAGGTTGATGACGGGATAATGAAATGGTATTCCGGGGAAGACGATGTCATGCCTATTGAGATAGATGATAACCTGCTTAATACCATCGGGTTTAAGTGTGATAAAGGACGGGATGTATATCGAGGCTACGGAATATCTATAGAGTTTTTTGATGATGGGTATTATCTTGGGCTTAGGGATCTGGAAGACGATCTAAGCGATCCTATACATATCAAGAATCTCCACCATCTACAAAACCTGTCAATGGATTTATATGGACATGATATAGATAAAGACTTATGATTATACCGGAGAATAATTTGTTATGCAAGGTCATAAACGGAGAGAAGGTTCTTGCCGCATCCTATTCACAGATAGACACGTTCGTCCAATGTCCATACAAGTGGTATAAGACTTACGTGGAGGGTCATAGGTCCACGGAGAAGCATGAGGCTACGTCATATGGTACGGTTATCCACCAGACAATGGAGTACTTCTTCAAGAACGGATGCAGACCTTCTTATGAGGATATGAGTAAGGCTTTCAATTACTACGCCGATATAGAACAGATTCCTTTTGATAGCGTAAAATCCCAGATCGAGTCTATGCAACATGCGGCTAGACTAATAAGATGGATTGTAGGATTGTTTGAGAAGGATGCTGCTGGCAATTATAAGAAGGTATGGTCCGATCTTACGCCAATGGAGAAGGTAATCCGGGGGTCGAGACCGGCCGGCGTGGAGGAGGATTTCGTCTTGCCCTATAAGCTGCCCAAGCCCCTTACTTTGGATGGTGTTACGTACGATAAGGTACATATCATAGGATCAGTAGACTGGAGAGGTGAGTATAAGACAAAAGACAGAACAGCTATGTATACGATAGACTGGAAGTCTGGGAGAAAATTATTCGATAAGGATAAATTGCTTCACAATCTCCAGCATCCGATATACGCCTTTTACATATACAGGAAGTATAAGGTATTACCAGATATGTGTAGCTATTTTTTTACCCGTATGTTGGATAACCAAAACGTGAAGGTAGATAAGGAGAAAGTGGAGAGATCGGTCAAGGAACTTAATGATATCCTTCTTGATATGTATGATTTCGAGACAAATAAAATAGATAGCTATCAAGCTCACGTTTGGGACGATGCCAAACAAGGGTATAAGTACGAGAAGCGCTACCTCATGGGACGCCAGCCGGCCTGCCTTGAACCCCGCCCCAAGCCCTTGTGTTTTTGGTGCGATTTCTCGATCCACAAACAAGGGACATGCAGGTACTCATCGGATTGGGACGAGTCAAAAAGAAAGAATAAAAAAGATTAACTTTATTAAAAAGCCTAGGTAAATATCTAGGCTTTAATTATATTTGTGTCAATAAATAAACGATTATGGATAAAAACGAAAGAGAAAAACAGGTATTGGATCTTCTGATGTCTAGAAAGGATATCAGGAAATTGGTAGAGAAATCAAATGAATGTTATTCTAAAATGGATTTCGTTGGTGCCATGAAATGCCGGCAGGAGATAAAGGATATCGTAGACCGGGAATCGAAGATCATGTTGACAAAAAGCGAGTCTTTGGTGAGTTTGATGAACAACGCTGATAATGAATATAAATTCAATATGCTGGTATGGCTACATTCCATGATGTGTATGGCAGATGTGTTTAACGGGATATTGGAGGATTTCAAGGATGGGGTAAGGAAAGCCAATGGCAACTCTAAGTTCGTTAAATTCGATAATCTGGATCGGTTGATGACAGAATGCAAGAAGGAGATTGATTATCTAATGAAAGGTACAAGTAAATCGTTTCAGATATCTTTCGCCGTAAGAAGCGATGAGTTAAGGGAGATGATAGAGAATATGGTTGGAGACAATATCCGAGAAGGGTATGACATATTCAAGGAAGAGGCTAAGATGACCAAAGAGACAGACAGGAGCAAGATAGAGGAATTTAATAAAAGGCTGGACCATGAGTAAATTTGATGTAAAGATAGGTGATATAGTTCATATCCAGATAGGGATAGGAGAGGTGATAGCCATAAGCAAGACCAAAGAGACGTTGATGGTGAAAATGGACGATGGTCGGGAGTGTGCGATAAGATTAGAGTACGTGAAAGACGTTTTTGATAACTACAGATCCAAATGATATACAGACTAAGACCATATCAAGAGGAGTGTGTTAAAAGTATATCCGATTACATAAACTCTGATAGACATGATCCAGTATTAGTCATCGGACCGGTAGGTTGCGGTAAATCGATCCTCATAGCAGAAGCGGCTAGATTGATGGGAGATAAGACGCTGATTTTACAACCATCAAAAGAATTGCTGCAACAGAACCACGATAAGATCACATCTTACGGGATACCGGCAACCATCTACTCCGCGTCATGCGGTAAGAAGGAGTTATCCAATATGATATACGCGACCTTAGGATCTATCAAGAAGGTTGTTGGTCAGCTTAAGGAGATGGGAATCAGAAATGTATTGATAGATGAGGCTCATGCCGGATACAGTCCTGAGGACGGCAGTGAGTTCATGACATTCATGAATGAGCTGAAGCCTAGCAAGGTGATAGGGTTTACAGCCACGCCATGTAGACTTAAAAACATGTCGATAGGACAGACATCGTATTCCCAACTTAATTTCATCACTCGTATGAGACCGGTATATTTCAAGAACCTGATTCACGTGATACAGGTAGAGGAGATGATAAGGCAAGGATTTTGGACACCTCTTAAATATGAGACATGGGATTTCAATGGAGATGCCCTTAAACTTAATTCTAACGGCTCTGAATATACGGCTGAGTCTATTAGTGAGGCGGTGAGAAAAAATGGCTTAAACAACCTTATTTTACGTCGGTTGATGGTGTTAAAAGATATCTGTAGATCTATACTGGTGTTTATGGATTCTGTTGAGAGCTGCAATACGGCCGCCGAATGGATAAACGCCAAGATCCGATCTGGCATGGCGGAGGTAGTTCATGGCGGTACACCAAAGAAGCAGCGGGAGGCTATAGTCGAGAGGTTCAAGTCAGGTGGAACGCAGGTGGTGTTCAACTATTCCGCCCTCGGTACGGGATTCGATCATCCGGGTCTGGATTGTGTGATAGTAGGAAGACCAACATTCTCATTCTCGTCGTTTTATCAGTGGCTTGGGAGAGCTGTCAGGATAAAGGACGGTAAGGATAGCGCATTGGTCGTTGATTGTTGTAACAACTCGTCAAGGTTCGGTGATATAAGGAAACTTAGTATAGAGAACTACAAAGGATATGGATGGGGGATGTTTATCGGCGATAGACTAATTACCAATATCCCGATGGGAGATAAGGTAACGAAAACAGATCTGGATATCAAAGCCGCCAAGAAAGATCGTAGGAGGGGGCTGGCGCAGGGCGTAACCGCCGCCCCTGTTCCCGGGAGACCGGATCATCCCCTTGGCTCTACGTTAATGGCATTCGGCAAGTATTGTGGATGGATGTTGCATTCAATTCCGGTATCGTACTTCAAATTCATAAACGAGACATTTGATTGGGATAACGGTCGAAACAAGGAGATAAAAGAGTACATAGATTTTTTAATTAAAAACAATAGATTATAAATATGGGTATAGATGGGATAAAAAATATTGGTGTTCTAATTACGATAAATGGCGTAGATATATTAAAAAAAATTAAATCAAATCATTGCATGATGATGGTATTAGCGTCAGCCCAAATAGATAATATCTTATCTAAGAAGGAAGATGGTGATCATGATAATGACGATGATAAAAATATTATCATGGGTCGTATCAGTGTGATAGAATATGAATTGAAACAAATAAAAAAATTATTATGATTGGGTGTATATATCATGAGGCTGATCTTGACGGAGTAATGTCAGCGGCTATAGTGAAAAAGTATTTCAAAGGGGACATTGATCTTCTTCCTTACAATTACGGCAAGGAAATACCTGACGTGAATAAATATGATAAGGTATTTGTAGTTGACGTGTCATTTGGGAGCAGAACGAGATTCCTTTTCGATGAGTGGAAAGAGAAAGGTATAGATGTCGTATGGATAGACCATCATAAGACAGCCATAGACGATATGAGGGATTACGAGGTAAAGGGCAAGAGGCGTATAGGGGCGGCGGCCTGTGAGCTTACGTGGGAATATCTTTTTGATGACATCAAAACTCCTAATGTGGTAGAATTATTGAGTGCTTATGATGTATGGGATCACGACCGGTTCGAGTGGAGTGACGTTCTTTCATTCCAATATGGGATGAGAGGATATTGTGGTCTTGACGTGGATATGGCGGCAAGTGTCATGGACGGCGATCATGACTTCATATATGACATGATAAGGAACGGGGAGGCGATACTGGAGTATATCGTTGAGAAAAACAGAGGAGAGATGAAGATGTTCTCATTCGAGGCAGATATATTTGGATACAAGGCGATATGTATGAATACTACGGAGTTTAACTCCACCACATTCGAGTCTATGTACGATCCTAGAAAACATGATTTGATGATGCCATTTTGCTGGAACGGCAGATTCTTCAGATGCTCGTTCTATACCACCAAAGAGGAGGTGGATGTCTCGGCGCTGGCACGCAAGGCCAACCCCGGTGGAGGAGGCCATAAGGCGGCTGCCGGCTTCCAGCTTAGCGTGGAGGATATGATGGGATTTTTGAAAGAAAGGAGGATGTGATATGGTAGGGTTGATATCTATTATTATAATAATAGTAATCTCCTTTGCCATGATGATGGAGGGATGGGAGAAATATGATTCACAAAAGTTTTACACAGGGTTGCTTGTAATAGGCATAAGTATCATAATGATATTTCCAATAATGCAATATAATATGGAGAATATGAAAAACGTGTATAAATTCAAGAAACTTAATGAAATGAAGCTAGACGATTACGGATTCGGTTTATTCGAGTACAATGGCGTTCTTTATTTCAAGGAGGCAGATGAAGGGAGATGCTTTGATGTAAGGAGCGGGAATGAGGCTATTATCGGGAAAGATAAAATTGTAACGGCTTTGGAGGATTGATCATGAGAAAACTTGACGACACCAACAGGACAAGAAAGAAAAACGTACGGCACTCGTGGATAAAGGCGGGTCCGGGGATCCAACGCTGCGCTATTTGTGGGATCACGAAGCGAAGTGAGTATATAGACGGGAAGACCTCGCATTGCGTATATCTATCATCTGGTGAGCTTTATTCTATGACAGGAGAGACACCGGAATGCAGGGATCTTAGTGAATTTTATTAATAAAACAAAAAGGAGTTTGAAATGAAAGAGGAATTTAGCAAATACGACAAGGTTGTTTATGATGGTGAGGTATTTGAGGTACTTGAAACCGCCGACAATACGGGGATAATGAAAATAGAACCGTTATTTGATGAGACATATAAATTTATTTGGGTTGATGAGGAGATGGTTGTCTCGTTAAACAGGGCTATCAAGTTAAGGCTTATTGATGATGAGACGGCAGATGAGGCGATGAATTTCGGGAAGCCAAAAATAGGAGACGCAGTGGTGGAAAGCGGGCCGCTCGTAGGGAAAGACGGCAGCGGCAAGGACGACCGGGCCGACGGCAAACTCCGGTGGGACCTCCTTCCTTTGGCTGAGATAGAAGACATCGTGAGGGTATATACAGAAGGTGCCAAGAAGTATGCTGATAACTCATGGCAAGATATACCTGATGGGTTCAATCGTTATCTAGGTGCACTCATGAGACACTTGGTCGCTTATACGAAAGGGGAGAGATATGATAAGGAGGGATTCATGCATCTGGCGGCAGTGTGCTGGAATGCCATAGCGTTATTATATTACGATAAACATAACAAAGGGCTTATAGAATGGAAGAGTCAGGAGAAAGAGTAGTAGATGAGAGATTAAGAGCTATCAATAAAAAAACCGGTAAATACGTTGATTTAATCAAGCGCACTATTTATGATGATACTCCATTTCCGATAGTTAAGTATCTCAATTATAGTTATGATGAATTGAATTATGATTATGTAAGGTATCTGAATTTTGATATAGACATAAATTGGGAGCAGCGCAGATATCAAATCGTGAAAGATTTATTATCTAACGATTTTGATGGAAGGAAAATAGGTATGGATGAGATAGATAACGCTATATTTACAGCGGATTTAATTATTAATAGATTAAAAACTGTTTAAAATGGTAAGAATCGATTTTTTCACGAAGAAAGACGCTGAGTACAGCGATTACATGCGATATATTATCGCCAACACGTTACAGGAGTATGAGGGTGAGGTTACGTTGAACCAGATCCCGGAGAACAAGGCTACGGAGGAGGAGATATCCAGATACGGTATTGAGGTATACCCTACTATCATCGTCAGCGGTGATAATATGGATGGTTTCGAGAAGCTTGAAGGGATGACCAGAAAGGCTGATCTTATCAACGTCATGTCTATGTACGATAAAAAATAAGCTCATGACGATTGAGGATAAATATCTTGGCTGGAAGGATCTGTTCTTCGACCGGTTTGTTCATTGTTATGACGACATAGATCAACCGCCGGGGAGTAACATCCCTCTGGCCAAAATAAACTTCGATAACAATACGGGATATGTGGAGGACGGGACTATTAATATAGCCGAGCTTCTTCAATATCTTCGGATACACAATAAGGTGTATGGGCATGACTATAATCCTCTAGAGATATTCTTTGTCTTACAGACACTGGAAAGACTAGTAGAAGGAGCTAAAGAGATATTTAAGGATCAACCAGGAGTGCAGGATATGCCTACTTACAAAGGTTTCTTCATAAGGGATGATTTCTCTAGGGGTAAAGATTATGCTCTTGATCTGGATAAGATCGTAAGCGGCATGGGAGGATGGTATGGCGAGGATGAGGATCCTTGTTATTCGATGTTCGTCAGCCAAGACCAGATATGGAACTTGAACCCGATATTGAAGGTATTAGCTGATGAGGGATCGCCATTAGCTAAGAAGCTTGGGTATGAGATAAACTCATATGTAAGTGATAATGGATATACGATATACAACCCATACCTTTCATGGATCAATCATTACTATCATTATTGCCCGACATTTAACGAGGATAAATTAAAGCCTTGGGATAGGGTAGAGGATAGGAAAAATAAGTTCAAGATGACGGATAAGGTTAAGAGAGGCGCCAATAACTGGTACTATTCAGGCGGAACTATATCTTGTGTGGATAACTTCATGGGGAAAAGATACAGAAAGAACCTGCGAACCTTTATCTATCGTGGAATAGTATTCTTCCTTGACCGGATATGGCATACGCCTTTATTTGAGAAGATGGGTGTGAAAATGAAATACAACGCTTATTACTGTTATGCCGCTACCTCCGGTATTTGGTACAATAAAGGATTCAAGAAAAGGCTAGCCAAGAGATTTAACGAGTCTTTACGTGGCGGAGGGGATCTGTTCGGGGCTAACCTAGCCTGCATGGTCTGTGACCGGCGGGATATCGATTGGGAAGCGCTTCGTCTTTGGCTTGACAAGTATGACGAGCCTACTGATAAGGGTATGGTGAATAGCCCTATCCAATTTATGTATTTATATTTATATTATGCTTTTAACAAATAACTTGAAATGAAGAAGATAAATGACTGGGTTATAAGAACATTTGGGTTGAGAGGTTCATGGAGCTGGGCTAAGAAACAGATGTTAAATGGAGCGATCATTAAACGTAAGGCTACTATAGGGACATATAAAATAACTGTTGATAATGACAAGAATCAGTTGCTTGTAGCTACATGGGATCATCTAGATCAAAGTCCTGTATGGGAAAGGTGTCCGCATAGTTTATTAGATGAAGATGCGGTTGATTATTTTGTCACAGCTCATAAGGAATTATCATATGGGGGCATAAAGATCAGGATGAAAGATGAATTTAAGGATTAAGCGTGAATTTCCCTGACTTTAGGCGTGAGTAGTTCACTTGTAACGATAAAATATTAAAAGCATGAAAAAGATTACCGATAAAGACGTAGAGGCTCTTAAAGCCGGAAAGAAGGTGACAAAAGACTGTATCCATATGCAATTGGATGATAAGGGGATATTGAACATGTGGGCTGATATCAATATAACTGACAAATATAGGGACTTTGAAATAGACGCTAGCAAATTGTTTGATCATGGGATTCTTACTGAAGAATATGATAAACTTAGAATTATAAACATACATTAGCAAGGTAGAAGAATATGAGAAGAAGGATGATAGGCGGTCAAACCGTTTCAAACGGTATATATATCTTACACACCAATGGCAAGTTATATACTAGTGATAAATGGAATTATTCGTGGAGAAACGACGCCGTAGGAGTGGCGTTGATAAGCGACAACAGCAGCTTCGTTATTTCAGGTATTGAGCTTAAGAATCGAAGCTGGTCTAATACGACTGGATTGATCCAAGGAGTAACTACAATAACATCAAGTAATGAAGCCAAAAAAGATTTTAATGGATTTCAAAACACACAAAGTATCGCGGAATATACGCATACTAGTGCCGCTTATGAATGTACTGTTACTCAATTCAAGAACGGGCAAATGGGATATCTGGCATCAGTGGGAGAATGGATGGAGATCATAAATAATTTAGATGAGATTAACAGATGCATGTCTCTTATCGATGGATTAGATATAGGCGAAGGCGCTACAAGTTATTGGACTAGCACTCAATATAATTATGAGAAAGCATGGTTAATGACTTACAACGGGAATGAGTTTTATCCAAATGATGAGAGGAAGGCCAGCCCATCCTATGCTATTAGAGTAATATCACAATTAATATAAAAACAATTATGACAAAGAAACAGTTAAGAATCCCATTTAAAGATGGGAAACCATGTAAGTGGGTTAAAGATGATCATGACGAGGAACGCGATAATTATGAGTTTGATGAATGCTTTGAGATATACGGGTTCGTCCGTGGATGCTCATCCGCCGTAATGATATTAAGACCGGCAGATGATCATGGAAAGGATTTCAATTATGTCAACAGTATCTATTATCAAGTGTTCTTGACAGATAGCAAGGAGATAATACAAAATATGATGCATGGGATCATATACGGGAAATGGACTTTTGTTAAGAGGGGAGAAAATTTTGGTATAAAATTGGTTAAGGTCTTACCTAAGATACATAAAATCTCCCTTGATATGATCGCAAAGGATATTTTTAGGCCATGAAAATAAATAAAGGTAATTATATGATAAACAATATTAATGTATTATCATTGTTTGATGGGATATCATGTGGATATCTAGCATTACAAAGAGCCGGTATACCTATTGGGACTTACTATGCCTCGGAGATAGACAAGACATGCATAAAGATAAGCCAAAAGCATTTTCCTAATATTATTCAATTAGGGGATGTTAATAACTGGAGAACGTGGAATATTCCATGGAAAGACATAGATCTGGTCATGGGAGGATTCTGTTGCCAGAGTTTCTCTAGCTCAGGTAAGGGTAAGGGATTTATGGACGCTCGTGGGAGGCTTTTCTTCTGCTTCTCGGACATCGTAAAGCATTTAAAGAAGGAGACCAAAGGTAAGATCCTGTTCTTGGGCGAGAACGTCCGGATGCGGGATGAGCACCGCTGGGTGATTACCGAGGAGCTTGGCGTGGAGCCGGTGGAGATCGACAGCGCCTTGGTATCGGCACAGACCCGGCATCGTCTTTATTGGTGTAATTGGCCGGTAGAAATGCCGAAAGACAAACATATATCGTTGGATGATATTTTAGAGCATGACAAGGGCTGGAATCCGGAAGCCATAAGAGGAAGATATATAGGAGTCATTGTCGGTAGAAGGATAGGAGAGGACGGACACCGAAAGGACTATGACAAGAACGTGAAAATCATACAATGTCTGGAAGTAAGAAAAGACAAGAATACTACCTCTATTAAGAAAAGTAATTGCCTTACAACAGTCATGAAAGATAACGTGATATCATCATTACCGCCCGGAAGATATCCTAATGCCTTTGACATGAAAGATAAGTTCAGATACCTGACCCCTGTGGAGATGTGTAGGCTACAGACATTGCCGGATGATTACCTTGATGGGATAGCCCCGAATACGGCCATGTCTTTAGCGGGAAACGGATGGACAGTGGATGTGATAGCCCATTTGCTAAGAGGTATAAAGCGTAAGCAGATGAATGATATTGTAAAGGAGTTTCGCAAGATCACTGATGAGCTTATGTTCGGATCATCAGAAACGGATACTAATGTGACATGTGATAAACATGAGCAAAATGAAGCCATACGGAAGAGTCAAAACAGTTAAGGGGTCTTCATGGAAAAAGGATATACATCCACCAAAAGGGCACAAGAATTGGGGGGGAAGACGTATGCGATCCTGTACCTAGAAGTACTATGAAGCTTAAATTTAAAACAGAATTAAGGGATGATTATAAACAAGAAATGGTCAATGCCGAACAGCGAGACATTCAGCATAAGACCGATAAGGGAACTTATAGACAAATATCGAGAAGAGGGGATGGTTATAGTGGATCCATTCGCCAGAAACAGCGATATAGGGACGATAACCAACGATCTTGATCCTGAGACTAAGGCTATGTATCATAAAGACGCCACGGATTTCTTATGTAATCTTGATAATAATATAGCTGATATGGTATTATATGATCCACCATATTCTGCGAGACAGGTATCTGAGTCGTATAAAAGACTTGGAGGTGCTGTTGATATGCAAACAACGCAATCCAGCTACTGGGCTAGGCAGAAGAAGGAGATAGCTAGGATCACCAAGAAGGGCGGGGTGGTCATTACCTGCGCGTGGAACTCCGGCGGTATAGGGGCAGGGCTTGGTTTCGAGCAGCAGGAGATTCTTCTAGTGGCTCATGGGGGATGGCATAATGATACGATTGTTACTGTAGAGAAAAAGATCAAGGGTTAGATGAAAGAAAGGATATTCACCACAAAAGAACAGGGGAGAGTGCTGGTTGAGGCCGGCCTCCCTATCTCCACCGCCATCGGTTTCAGAGACAAGTATCTGGATCAATTACATTCTATGGAGGATGACGCTGGTCGTATAGGACTGATCGAGGCCGTTACCCCTGATGTATCCAATCCTGTTTGGGATGTAGGTACGTTACTGAATTTGCTCCCATATGAGATAGAGGGTTCTACATTCGAATGTTATAAGCTAGAACATGCATGGTCTGTAACGTATAGAGATATAGATGAGATTCCTATATATTGGAGTAGTGAGAAACTTCTTGTAGACACATTGTTTTCGATGATGATGGAATTACTTAAACATAAGATTATATGAGCATAAAGCAAATAACAAAATTAAGGTACAAAACGAAAGATAAGCCTCCTATAGAAGGGGTTCCTCTTTTAGGATACAACAAAAAATATAGCTGTCCGTGGGAAGTAATGTACAGGAGAGGGGACAAGTACTACACCTGCATGAAGTATGATGCTGAATTTGAAACATATCCACCGGAAGAATATGAATATTTATATCCATGAAAATATGAAACAAGTAACAAGAATAAGGTACAAAACGGAGGATAATCCCCCTATGGCTAATGTTCCTCTTATAGGATACAGCGAAAAATACGACTGTCGGGTAGCGTTAGTATACAGAAGAGGAGACAAGTATGATTAAATAATTACAAAATCGATAGTAATCCATTGTAAAATCATAGAATTATTTGTATATTTAATATATTAAAATGAATTGATGATGAGTCTAATAAAGCGTTCATATAAATATCGTATGTATCCGAACAAAACACAAGAAGAACTTCTTGCAAAAACATTCGGATGTGTTCGTGTTATATGGAATGCTTGTGTTGATTCATTTAACTCATACGATAAAGAAACAAACCCTAATCCGAAATTCCCGACAAAGTCGGATCTTGTTATTGAAAAACTTTGGTTAAATGAAGTATCGGCAGCCACCTTGCAGCAGAAGCAACGTGATTTTATTGAGTTCTCCAGACAGTACTTCAACAAGAACAGAAAAGAAAAACTCGGTAAACCGAATTATAAAAATAAACACGACAATCAGTCGTTTAGATTGCCATTCCCGAAGTTTAAAATCACTGACAATAAGATCCGGATCGAAAAGATCGGATGGGTTAAGATTGTTATCGATCGTGGAGTTCCAGACAACGCTCGTTTTATCTCCTGTACCGTTTCAAAGAACCGTGCTGGTCAATACTTCGTATCAGTTCTTGTAGAAACAGAACAGTGTTACAAACAGAAAACTAGCAAAACAGTCGGAGTTGATTTAGGGATCAAGACATTAGCTACATTATCTGATGGGATTGCTGTTGAGAATCCCCATTTTCTTTGTGAGAACCAAGCGAAGTTAAAAAGGATGCAACGGCATTTATCAAGAAAGAAATTAGGAAGTAATCGAAGAAACAAATGCAGGCTAAAAGTATCAAGACTTCATTGTGATATAGCCAACAAGCGTTTATGGTACATGCATAATTTGACCACGATGTTGGTAAATAATTACGATGTTATCTGCATTGAAGATCTAAATGTTTCCGGTATGCTACAGAACCACAAACTTGCTAGTTCTGTATCCGACACTTCTTTCTCAATGTTCCGTAACCAACTTGAATACAAGTGTAGGTGGTATGGTAAAGAACTGATTGTTATAGATCGTTTTTACCCATCCTCGAAAACCTGTTCAAGATGTGGTTGGAAGAATAAAGATCTGAAATTATCGGATCGAACATTTGTTTGTAAAGATTGTGGCTTGGAGATCGACAGGGATCTCAACGCTGCAATAAATATACAAGCCGTAGGAGTTGATGCGGCTATACGGACGCAGAGCAGCCGGGTTGCCAGTTGTGTTGAAGCGTCTAAAATGGAGTAGGATATCTTAGTTATTTCTATGATTTTCTATGAAATTTACAACTACAAGACATCTCCTCCAGATGAGTACGAATACGTATATCCGTGAGAACTAGAAGGGATATATTTATATTTAAGCATGATTAATATTATTTTAATATTATTCATGCTTTTATTTTTGTTTAAATCCTATCTTTGTATCAGTATTAAAAACCAGATTGTTATGAACAAATTGATCTTGAACGATATCCAAGACCTGTGGAGGTGGAGGGAGAAGATAAACATTGATGACTTTAGAGAGGAGCCTATGGCTGAAGATATGCCACTCTATTTCCCATGCGCTGTTATCTGGCATGTTGATTATAGGGAACATGACACTGATAATTGTATATGTTATGGATTTGTTTATGTAGCAGAAATATTAGGAATATGAATATTAAAAAACAAAATAAATAGACATGAGTAAATTACTATTTTTCGATTTAGAGACAACCGGGGTTAAGTTTTGGAGAAACGGGATACACCAAATAGGAGGGATCGTGGATATCGACGGGCAGGAGGCTGAGAGGTTCGACATCCGCCTAGCCCCGAACCCTGCCGCCACGATAGAGCAGGAGGCGCTGGACGTGGCTGGCGTTACCTTGGAGCAAGTGCAGTCGTATCAGCCTATGGAAGAAGGGTATAGGCAGTTAGTTGGTATATTATCCAAGTACGTGAATAAGTTCGACAAGAGGGATAAAATGTATTTGGTGGGATATAACAACGCCGGGTTCGATAACCAGTTCCTACGGGCTTTATTCCAGCAATGTGGGGATAAGTATTTTGGATCATGGTTCTATCCTAACTGTATGGATGTATATGTTATGGTGACACCATTCCTGATGAGTGCAAGAAACGATATGGAGAACTTTAAGTTGATGACCGTAGCCAGAACTATGGGTATTGAGATCGACGAGAATAAGCTTCATGACGCTACTTACGATATTGAGCTGACTAGGGATATTTTCTATCGTATAATTGGCAAAATGGACATTAAGCTATGAGGGACATTTTAGAGGCGATGCATGATTATCCGGATGAGGCGCTTGGGTTGTGTTTCTTTCTGATAGTGATTGTCTGGTTATTGTCAGGTGTATTTGAGAAAAAAGATGAATGATAAACTTGATGAGATACTGGATCTCCTAAGATCTCAAAATGAGATGATTAAGGATATTCACGATTATGTGAAAGAAGTTACCAGCGAGAAGTATATAGGGGAGTCTAGGATGACCAGCTTCTCTATTAACTTGGCCGCTGATATACTTACCGAGGCTATCAGTCCTAAGATAAAGGGGATGATGGTGGATCTATTGAAGAAACAAGGATGGAAAACTGAATGAAATATGGGGACTTACGAGAGAAAAGTAAATCAGTTAAAAGATTTGATGATAAGGAAATATAAATCAGCTTACAACAAATCCAAGGAAATGGACATTGATATAAGCTCGATGACATATCTTCCGGAACCAGACGCATTTAACGTCATAAATATTGAAAAAATGCATGTTATTCTTGACAAGGTCAATAAGATCATAGATGATAACAAGGATAAGCTTAAGAATCCGACTTGCGCCACTTGTATACATCTACATGATCAGGAGTGGGCGAAAAGATACGGGAAAGTATGTTGCTCTATTTGGCAAGTGTGTGACCATTATATAAATCCTAACAGTAAATATAACAGGAAGCAAAAGACTTATGTTAGACGACCAAGCAACAAAGCTTGTCCTAATTATGAGTATGGTGATGATAATTTTGAAAACAGAAGAAGATGTACAAAAGAAAAGAATACCCGATAAAGAGCTATGTGCCGATGCGCACCAACAAGGATAGGGCGTGTATCTGCTGTGGCGATACGATCCCAGCCGGCAGCAGCAGGATGATACCTAGACACGCCAAGGCAAATCACGGTCTATGTTTCCCGTGCTTCAGGAAATGGAAAGATACCGGAGGAGATCTTAAGCTTATGGACAACCCCGGAGATGCGAAGAAAGAGCATGTCATACATATGTCTAATATCCTGAAAGGAAATTGTGATATAATAAAAGGTCGAAAGCTTTACGTGGCTTTTAAAAAGGCGATAAACGGTGGAAAGAAGATCGTTATCAAATTTGACACTGATCAACCGATATCTATGTCAACAAGAGTCATGAATCCTTCATTCGGGGAGATTATGAATGAGTACGGCAAGGACATATTCCAAGGTAATCTCAAACTGGTAGATGTACCAAAAGGAGTTAAAGATTTGATAGTTAACTATATAGAAAAATATCGTAAATTATGAACATAAAGACATTTATATACATGATCTTAACATTCAGAAGAATAGATCCTATACCTAAAAGCCTAGGATTTATGGTAAGTATAACATTATGGATGTCCATAGTATGTACAATATTTAACTTTACTGTATTGATAATGAAATTAATAAAATAGACGAAATGAAAGAAGGTGACGTGATATACAAGAATGATATGGAACTGTTATGACAAAGATTAAAGCAAGCATTATTATCCTATCTATTATTATGATAGGATGTAAGGATAAAAAAGAAGAAGATGTTGATTGTTATCCTAAAACTGTTTATGTAGATGATAGGGGTAATAAAGTAACCATGTTGAATGATTCTATTTTAATAGTATGCACATGCCTAGAGTATCCAGAGAAGTATAAAATGGAAGTAATTAATATAAAGAACAAATAGATGGTTATAAACAACAAACAACTTTATAAAATAACCCTAACAAGGGAGCAACTGATGTTGATCTCACAATGCGTGGAAGACATCAGTAGATTTGCGGCGGGTGACATGGATCTACAGCATACAACAGATACGTTGATAGATGATATGGATAGGACGGAATCGCTGGGGATAAGAAGCTTTATAGTCAATAACTCACGAGCGATAAGAAGAAGGTTGTTCCCAGATCTTGAGGATTTTGAGCATATAGGGTACGATGGAGGCAGTAAGGATAAGATAAATAGGAAGAGACTTATCGGCAACACCTACCAAATATATAGGTCGATATTACATCAGTTGGCCATTGACGAGGACTGGAATAATGTGTATAGTGATATCACGTTACCTTCAGGTGATATGGGGACGATTAAGGTGGAGAGGATTGACGATGATAAGAAGGATAATGATATTAAATAATTTACTATGAGCTTATTTGTATGCGCTAAATGCGGTTGCGTTGATAATACCGCTACGTCTAGTTACTGGATGTTGACAAACGAGTATATGGTGGACAAATTCGACTATGCCAAGGAACTACAGCCGTACAAGGGCATGGGGCTGTGCAGCGAATGCGGGAGGCTGGCTACCAGCCCAGACGGACGTGATGTCGTGGTGCCCGGTAAATGGCACGGGAAGTTCCCGAAGAAGAAAGCTACTGAAGAGGAATTAAAACGTGTAGGATATAAAAATCTGATAAGATGAATAAGATAAATAAGGTAAGAAAAGGAGAAGTTAGAATATACAAAGGAATGACATACGTGGCTGTCCCGGAGATAAAAGAAGATCATTGTACAGGATGCTGTTTTTATAACGAGGGAAGCTGTTTAATACGTGACCCGGATCATGTCGATTTTCCTGATTGCCATGATAGCGGTATGATCTGGATGCAAAAAGAAATTAATATAAGCGATATCAAAGAAAAGGCTATCAAATTAGCCATAGATGCCATGAAGCCCATACCGATATGCTCATCACCATGCTACAGTATAAGTGATAACAGATCGCCGGAGGAAAAGCATGAGGAGGAGATGAGGTTTTGTAAGGATCTTAACGACCTTAGATGTGAGATGCTTATTGATATGGCTAAGAAAATAGAAGAGTATTTATTATAAGATATATAATATGAAGAAAATAATAGGAATAGATTTCGATGGGACATGCGTGACAGACTTATACCCTTATGTAGGAGACAATATCGGAGCCGCTAGCGTATTGAGGGAATTGGGCGATAAGAATCTTCTGATATTGTATACGGTAAGAGATGGTAAATATCTACAGGATGCCGTAGACTGGTTTAGATATAATCATATCAATCTGTATTCGGTGAACTACAATCCTGAGCCAGTATCATCATCACCAAAATTGTATTGTGATTATTATATAGATGACAGGAATATCGGCACTCCGCTCACGGATAAAGGATATGTTGATTGGAATAAGATGTTGGTGTTATTAAAACAAAAGAACTTATTATGAAGATAATAAAAATGAATATCAAAAGATATAAGGAGATTATAAGAAAAAAGGATATACTAACACGAGCCTTATCAGAGGCTCGTAAATTAAACAAATCAATAATATGGGAGTAAAATATTTTACTGACGCAGGGATCGAATGTACCCCGGAAGAATGTAAGCTGATTGAATCATTAAATAGATTAGCGAAGAAATGGGAGAAGGACGGCAAACGTCTTTGGTTGTATTCCGCTAGTGGGGTTCTTACCGTCATGATGCATGGTGATAGGGAAGACAATCCTATACCTGAGATGCTTCCTAACGCAGGTACAAATCCAGATAATATTATAACTACAATCTCAGGAATAGGTAATGATGGAGGAGATTGGTAAACAAATTATAATTTATGAAAATAGGAGAACAAATAATAGTATTTTTAGCTGTGAACAAGAATGGTGATGAGATTATTCTTGACAACACCCCCGCTCGGCAAGGAGAGATATGGACGGATGAGAGATCGGCGCATGACGATGAGTATTTTTCCGTCGAGGATCATAATTCGGCGATCGTACTCCCAAAAGGTACTATCCGTAGATTAACAGGTAGGGACTTGAAGTGGGAGGACGATCCTATATCTCTTAAATCTAAATCCGTCATCGATAAATTTCCTCATGCGGACATTGAATTTTATAAACAGAAGATAATAAACTTCGTAGAATGGATATAATGCCTCATTGTCTAAAACCTTAGTTTTATTAACTTTTAAAAATTACAAACATGAAAAAAGAAGAAAAGAAATTTGTAACAGAGTATCAAATCAATGGCAAAAAGTATGCCGGTGAAATATGGGCAACCTCATGGGAAGAAGCTGAATGTTTTATAAAACAAAGAGCTTCTACCGAAAAGGCTGTTGGGTTTATTCCTAAAGATTAATCATCTATACCACATCCAAAAAACAGATATTATGGCTACTAAAAAACAGATATTAGAATCAGATGAATTACTTCAACAAAAAAGAAGAGCTTATTATCTTTCAGATGAAGGATTCGAGGAATATAAAAAGTTCTTGTCAGATCCCGATCAAAAGAAATTTTGTTTCAAGGGATATTATTATGTAGAGGTAAAGGAGCAGGATGATAAAGAGCTATTAGGAGCAATGGGACGAGTAGTATATGAATAAAGTAAGGTAATTATATATCATTTAAATTTTGAATCATGAAAAAATATAAATTGTTAATAACAGATTTAGATGGGACACTGATTGAAGCATTGTCAGGAGATACATTCCCTAAAGGTATATGGGATATGAAAATCAAACTCTACGTATTTGAGGCTATCAAAAATTACGCTCCTGATGATATACTAATCATATCAAATCAGGGAGGTATAGAAAAAGGCTTCGTAGACAAAGAGATGTTTGAATATAAATTCGATTATATATCAAGCGCATTGGAGGATTATACCAATATATCCGTATACAACTTTTATTGCGACAACAATGATAAAGATAACATCAATAGGAAACCAAATACGGGGATGATAGACCAGTATATGGATTATATCAAATTCATAAATGATAATGTAGATGAGGAAAATAAGATCATATACGATACTATCATGATGATCGGGGACGCTTCCGGAAAAGAAGGGCAGTTCTCCGACTCCGATAAGAAGACGGCGGAAAACTTCGGGTGTGAGTATATGGATGTGGATGATTTTGTGTATAAATATAATAACCGATAACGAAAATAAGAAGGATAGGATGATAATCGCCTATCCTTCTCTTATTATGTAAATCCATTTTTGGATTACATTAATTATCAATGGTATAACTATTTATTTATACTCATCTTTCTTTCCTTGTTATCAAACATTCCACGCAAAATGCAGTTATCGTATATACAATTGTTGATCTTCCCTCAGTAGGGTTTTTACCATTTTGGGTAAAAACTTTATAATCAATATCTTTAGTGAACCTATTATCGCCAGTAAGCGCTCTAATAGCCTTGCCTTTATCAGAATAATCGCAGTGAGGGGCATCATATCGTGAACCGACCATATTTCTCAAAAACGCTCCTTTTTTTTCTTGACAATTCTTCCAGTTTAACAAATCCCTTTAATGTTATCATAACAGTCACGGCCTTAGCCTCCCAATATTCATCACCAGGATCAGATCCATATGTAACTAATCCAGAATTACGAGCGGACTGATATGCCTCTATCCTACCTCTCTCATTCCTAAAAACATATTTTAATTCCTGTAATAACGGATACATGTTCTTAATCCCGATATAATAGCCAAATTGCTCAAAATATTTTGATGATTCACGGATAAGGACACCTTCTCTTGGAATAGACCTTTTAAACATATCAATTACCGGTTCATTCTCCTTTATCGTATCTATAGCCGTATTTAATTCGGCTTGGACAATCTTCTTTTCCTCCTCGACCTTGTTCTTGGCTTCTAGTGCCAACATAGCTTCCTTCTCGGCCTTCACCTTGGCCTCATACTCATCAGCCCATGCCCTTGCGGCTTCCGCTGGATTGGAAAAGTCGGGAATACGCAAATGACTTACTTGATCATTATTCGACTTTTCCAACTTCTTTAATTCTTTTTCTTTCTCGATAAAATACCTTCTAGCTTTCTTCCCTTTATCATTATTCTCTACCATACATAGCTCTTTGGCCATATCCATCAATAGCAGGTAATCAGTCTTTGCAACTACCTGAGTATCAGACTCACCAAAATGGGGGAGTCTGTCATTCAGTAAGTTACCTAAATAATCATATTTTATCAATACAAAGTCCTGATTTTCAATAAAACCGTATTTTGATATACGATCTTTTATCCATGATGTAAAATCTCTTCTTATTTGAAGAAACGCATGAAGAAGCCTGGCGTCTACAACCTTATGATTATTATTATCTACTACCGGTATTAATGTATTTAAATCCATTTCGTTGGATTCGGACGTCAAAATTCCATTACTATTGTTCGTGGAATCATGAAAAAGATCTACATTTGTATTCATAAAATAATTACCTATTCCCATCCGTCCGGGATGGATAGATGGGAATACAAAAATAGCCAATCAAATTGTCTTAAACAATTGACCGGCTATTTTTTTTTGTCATACCATATCAGTTATCTTCCCCTGTCAAAATACCAATTAGCGTCCTCTCCGGACTCATCCTTATTCCTACCACCTAGAAAGAATCCCATCGTCATGCCGTTGGTCATCAACCAGTAGTCGGATGTCTGCTTAATATCCCTAGCCGTCTTGATATTATACCATTGCTTACCAAACGAGAACTTCATGAGCTGCCTCCATAGCTTGCTCTCGCCCTTATACACTCCGGTCTGGACGGTAGCGAAAGGATCCCAGTTTCGAGGATCGGTAAGATCACCCAACTTACGGGCTGTAACCAGCGGGTCTTGTAACATGTTTATAGCGTTAAGCTCCATGAACGGGGATGTCTGGGAGGCGATCTCATTGATCGTCCTGAACCCGATGTAGGTAATGAACTGCCCGAACCAGCTATCCTCATTATCCTCCCTATATCCCATCAAAGCCCGTCCTATGGCCATCATCGTAGCGAATACCGCCATGTTGATAATCGATCTCTTGATATTGATCTGCTCGTAGGGGGTAAGCTTATCATACTCTTCCTTAAGCACGTCATATGCCTCTCCCATCCTGCCCTCGGACATCGATCCATAGACATTACCGGCCAGTCTCCATAACGTTCTCATATATCCTTCCTCAAACTGGTTGGTTTGGAAATTGAAACCGGCTTTCTTATACGCCCGCTGTACGGCCAATATAAACCATCCACGGTGAGGCAGCACCATGTTAAGGATAGCGTTCCGGCTAGCCCCCACCCGGTTCTGCTCGTTCAAGGCGCCGTCACAGATCTGCACCATACTCCTTACCCTACTGGACAAGGTGGGTATATATCGGTCTATAATATCCTTGTTAGCCTCGTTCTTAGCCACGATCTTTCCGTCCTTGACATCTACCATGTTCCACATAGAATAATCCCTTAAACGCTCCCAATCGCGTTTAGCCTCGTTAGCGGACATATTTCTGTCTTTCATCATCATCTCCTTGAAATTGGAGTATGACCAGAACTGACCCTCGTATAGGCGGGTATCATCCATGACCGAGATAATGACCTGCGGATCCAACGGGGAGTTAAGAACCTCCATCATCTTAAACGGCAGGTTCCGGAATAAGGTTCTCCAGATTTTGTTATACGCTGCCGATCGTACACGGTTACGGACATTGAACACGCCTAGAGCCTCTCCAACGACATATAGCTTGTTGGTGCGGTTTATATCCCCGATCTCCGACACGTACGTACTTAACTGCTTCTGGGCTTCCCCATAGGCGTATTTCATGGAGTCCTTGCTTATATACTGCCCTACCATACCCTCCAAAAGGAAGTTGGCCTGCCCGGTAAGGGCGCCGGTAGCCGCGACGAATGGGGAGAAGCCTAAGTTGGATTTGGATACGAATTTGGTAAACATAAGAGCCAGCTTATTAAGATCGACCTTATAATTACCTATATTCCATTCTGCCCGCTTATTATTTATCCTAACATCATAGATACTGGCGTTAACCCAGTCCTGAAACATCCTATAGGCGTGAGTGGCCTCCGGGTTCTTACCGCCGTCGTATTGCGTCTCCAGCATCATGTTCCTGTATCCCATGACATCATCCAAGGCCGCCCTCTTATACTTGTAAGCGGTAGCCTGCAAGGATAACATGGAATAGGAGTAGGCGAAGTCATGGGACACGTCGTTGGCGTTCTCCAGCTTACTAAGATAGTATTTGGGGATCATACGATATTTGTTATCGTTCTCGTCAATCCCTCCTAGGTCTTGCCCCTGACCATGTATAGGGTCATCCACCCTCTCGCCAACGATATCACGTACGGCGTTGCCGATGGCCGCCTTCGGGTCAACCCCGGCCTGCACCATCCTCTCCACGCCGCCCTTGGATATCTGTGGTATTTGGTAGATGTTCCGGAATCGCTCATCATAATCCTCCATAGCCTTACGGCTTATGTTAAGCAGCTCCTTCCTCATCTCCCACTTATCCTTATTGATCGTAGCTTCCTCCCCTTCGTTGGTAATACCGTATTTCTTGAAAAAAGCCTCGTTCTTGTACTTATCGAACCTAGGCGTATGATACCCATAACCCAGATCGGGATTATAATTAGGATTACGGAAAGAACTCTCGGCATCGGCCTCATCAAGCCACTGGTTGTTGATCGTCAGATCAATCATATTAATATCGAACCCGAAACGGGATACGCTCTCTTTCTCGGATATACCATTTTCTATGGCATCAAAGAACTCGGATACCTTATATATACCGTTATTTATCTTTCTGATGAAATCAGAATACCCTTTGGGAGAATATTTCCTCATATAAGGATACAACCGGGTTCTGGCGTACTCGACAAGGATCTTATCAGTCTTACCCATCGCTATGTCGTTAGCTAGCTTATTATTGAAGTCAGGACCGTATTTCCTTCTCAAAAACGATACCTCCACGGTCGTCCATGACGGGTTTTTCCGAGATAACTTGGCGGCCATCCTATCCACCTGACTCCGGGAGCGGGCAGACATATGTTCCTTGGCGAATTTAATCTCATCCATACCCTTGTCGTATGCCATGGCATCCCTTAAAGCGTTACGGTAAGAATCCGTGACTCCACTCTCCACCGTATCAGGCATATCCATCTCAATAGCCTCAGCGGAAGCGGCGGCATTAATGACACTCTTAGCCTCGGCCAGACGATCATATAACTCGTTTATCTTTCTTAATGACGATGATCCACGAAGACGATCGAAATCATACTCGCCATATCTAGTACTGTCCCGGTACTGAATAAGCAAAGGTCTTAGCTGGTCATTGATCTCGTTTATTGTCGCCATCGCCTCCTCTACCTTCTCTATCCTTGATGATGATACAGATTGCTCCGTGATCTTATCAACCAGATTCTCGTAATAATCACCCTCCTCGGATCCCCACATATCCTTGGAGAAGCCAAGATGACCGCCAGCTAGCAGGAACTCAAACGCAGCCTTGCCGCCCTCGGACCGCTCTATCCCACGAAGTATCTCCTTGAACTCGGCGGAAGCCTTACGACCCTCGTTGGTATTCCCGAACTCCTCGGCCCACGCCTCGTCCCATGCCTTGATCTCCTCGGACATCATCAGAGCCTCGGATCCCTCCTCCTTTGGTGTCCCATCGGAATACCACTCGCTCTTGGCTATAGCCCTGTCACGTAAAATATCCAGATAAGATCTCCAAGCTATAGGATCGGATTGAAACGCCTTCCAATCGACCTTCCCGTTCCTCACGAACTTATCCATAGCCACATACCGGCTCCTGCGGATACGGGTCATGAAATCGGACGTGGCTTGCGATACCCTACGACCCAGTCTTTCCTCGACCTTCTTATTAACTTTCTCGATCTTATCGTAATAAGCCTGCACCATAGGTTTCTCTCGGTTCTCATCCAACCACCTATTTATCGCGTCGAGATATCGTTGCTGATCCTCGAACGTCATGTCCGAGATATCAAAATTCTGGATGGTAGGTTTGAATACATGATATATCTCCTTCGTAATAGGCTTATCCCCGTCATATCCTACTATGTCGTCACGGGTCTTCACCTTAAGACCTCTATCGGATAGAAGAAGATCAATAAGTTGTTTCTCGGTCTTACCCATGACATTCTTAAGATCATATATATCGATAATAGCCTTAGCCTGCTCGGTCCTGTATAGTAAATCGTATTTGGCGAAATCACGGGACGAATCAAGGTAATCAGAGTTCTTACCGTTTATCTTCTGTATAAGATCCTCATTATCCTTTATCCCCCATCCACGCTCTTTCATCATCTTCGTCATCTTATTGATATTAGCCACGCCCTCAACATGAGCGTCGTTATAAGCCTTGGCAAGACGTTGCCCTAACATGCCCAAGATAGCGTTCCCGCTATGTTCTAACGTCCCGAAAAACCTGGACATGACATTGATATCCTTATGGATGTTATCTATCAACTTCTTTATCCCATTCCAATATCTTTCCGGGATATTAAACATCCGGAGCTGTCCATCCAGCCAATCCTCGTTACGATCGCTACGAAGGGCGTTTATATCAGACATAGATGTCTCAGCCATCCGCAATATATCATCCATATCCTCTACCATGCCAACCTTGTTGTTGCCATAATAATCCGCCGCCTGATTATTGACGAATCCACGAAGATTCCTGATTAACGGTACTATCTCCCCATATACGTTATCGATAACCTGTATCGTCTCATAATCCAATCCCTTGTCGCTCTTACGCAAGCTACTGGCAACCGTAACCAAATACTCCACCTCGGCCTTGGCTGTAGCTATAACGCTCTTGGTGGATAACAGGTTGTTGTTTTTATTAAGCTCACCCCCGACTTGTCTCACCTTCTCGCCTATATCACGAAGAAGGGAGATACTCTCACCGATCCTCTGGCTTTGGCTTGACCTCATCCTCTGCAATCTAGTGTATAGCCTTTCCAATGACCTACCGTTCTTGATCAACTTATTAGCCACGTCAACGTCCGATAACGAATACATGAGATGATTGCTATCCTTTAGCAGAAGCACGTCAAAGGCGCTTGGATCATCAGCTAACGCCGACTCCTTTATCCTGTCAAGTACCTTATTTAAATCCGATCTTTGGCTGGAGAAGAAATTACGTATAGCTCGTACCATCCTGCCAAACAAGGAGAGCTGGGCGTCCTCGGACGAGGTCAGATCCTCTACCGCCTGTTCCATGCCCGGCACGAACCGCTGGGCCAATGTCTTACCTAGGATCTCCCGCTTCACCATCCGATCCAGCTCCTCTCCTTGGTATTCCTTCCCATACACCTCATAGTAACGACCAGCGAACTGATTCCATAACGACGTGCCGACAACAGAATCCAGCACCTCGTCAATCTCCTGTTGGTTACGGTAAGTATCGATCAAGAAATGGGCTACCTCCTCATTAAGATCCTCTACCGTAGCTCCCTCAGCCAAGGCGATAACCCCATTGGCCATATCGGATAAGGCCCTAGCCGAAGGCTCAATACCATTACGCATCTTATACTTATCCATATACTCAGACATACCCATCACACGGATGCCTAACGTGGATAAGATGTTGGTGATATCAGTCCTGTTCTGAAGATCCTCCGCCTTCTCATTCTCAATAACCCCACGGACATTACTTCCGTACAAGGCGTTATCCTCCATCATCAACGACAAGGCTAGCTCCATGAACCCATCATACTTATTATTAAGTTCCTCGAACTTGCCTTGCCTTAACATGCCCTTGATCTCCGATCTGCTTACCGTAACCTTCTCCCCTGATGTCGTGATAAGATCAAGATCATTATCTATCTCCGTATCAAAACCGATGGAGCCTAATACGTTCATCTCAGAGGACATACTACCAAATCTATTCCTTAGCCTAGACAAGGCATCCATAGCGTTATAGATCTTAAGACCATCAGAGTTGCCGGCTCCGGTAAGATAATATCTATCCCCTAACCTTATACGTTCCCCGCTCAACATACCTTTCTTGATAAGGTAATTGACGAACCCTCCACGGGTGCTTATATTAGAGTCTGAGCTAATACCAAGGATCGGGATGAATGACTCGCTGTTATTAAGGGTTATTGAGGAAGAGCCAAAGGAGATGTCAGTCGTGCCAGACGGGATGTCGCTCTCCTCGACACTGCCGGCCAAGAACCCGGCCTCGACCCGCCCACCGGACGATCCTTTTATGGCGTTGGCGTAAGAGTCGTATATCTTGCCGTCATCCGATCTAAAGAACAGGCGAGGCTCACCGGAATCATATACCAATCTTGAAGATGGAGGAGTATAATTCTCAATATCATTTAAAGGCAAGACATTGCCAGAAAATATGATCTCCCCGTCTATACTTCCGCCTTTCACCCTAATATTAGGTCGTTGCCCGGTAAAAGCGCTTCCCACGGCCTTCCATAACATACGAGCTGTCTCCTTAATATCTATATTCTCCCTGATAGCCCTTATATCATCCCATGACGCCTCTTTCAGTATCGTATCGCCAATATTATCCTCGTTTATGGAATCCAAATCCACCTCCTGTACCGTAGATGTATCTACCACCGCCATATCATTGACATCACCTACCTCTCCGGAAGTAAGATAAGCCACGACATTGTCGCTATTCCCAAGACTTCTGGCCAACGCTGGGGCATCCATGTCGCTTATGACGGACAGGACCTTGGCTGACATAAGTTGCCCCCACTCGCTAGCGTTAAGTTTGGCGCTTATGGATCTGGCGGCCTCCTTATTCCTTGGTACGGATCTCGTCCAGTTCCCGAACTTAGACCTAAACTTATCGTTATAAATAGTCATATAAGCTTCAGCGGCCTTATTAAGGTCACTTACGGCGGCTATACCCGCTATCTTATCGAACAAGGTGGATACCTCGCCGGAAGGGGTCAAGACACGGGTTATCTTACCTTCCTTATTCCTTTTAATTACGCAACTCGACATAACTTCATGTTTTTGACAAAGATAAACAAAAAGCCCCCACAAATAAGCGGAGGCTGATATTCTTATATTCCTTATAGAATTTATGACTTAATCCGTATTCTTGCTATTGATGAACTCACTAACGCAATCACCAGCGAAGCCGGCTATATACGCTGCGTGTTCATCCTCTCCAACCTTAAATCCAAGAGACATGTTGCAAAATTGGCATACGCTCATTGCTATATGGAATGACTCGTGACATATATTTCTCATTATTAAATCATCGTCGCTCGAAAAATTCCAAAGTATGGCAAATTTATCATCATCGTCCCTATCCCTTACCAAATTTGCGAAAGACGCCTCCTTGTCCATATCATCCTCATCTCCCCATTTCCCCTCGTGTTCAGGTTCCATATTCTCGAAACGATCACACAACGTCTTATAATCTAATCCAACCGTGATAATCAAATCCAACGGATATATCACGAAATCAAATTTCTTTTCTCTCATAATCCCTTTAATTTTTCTATAACCTCAAAACACATCTTACACTCAATCCTACGATACAACTGCCTTACGCCATCTATCGTAGTCCAATAACGACCACCCTCTCGGTGCAGGAACTCACTCATTACCTTAGTGTCAGCCACATCATGTAGATCGTATGAGTCAAAACATAACTTACATATATCGTCAAGATCAAAATAAGTAACCTTATTATACGACATACAACGGATTTGTCTCCCATCAGGAACCTGAACATCGAAAACATTTATCTTCTCCATATTAAAAAACAGAGGGATGCCGATCCCATCACAGACCGGTATCCCTTATAATAAATTAGCGACGAAAAGCATGGTGATGGACATGCGCCACAAATGTAATTACAAAATTCGTAAAAACAAAATATCAAGGACAATCACCTATGCATTCGCACGGAGCATCGCTTTTCAAAACCCCATACACCCGATTGTCGCTAGTCAGCCATCGTTTGCCGTCACTCGTAATATAAGCCTGCCGGCATCCCTCCTGATTCACCGTGAGCGTCTTCTTAATACCTTTTGGAGTTGTTATCTCCAGCTCAAGAGTCCGATCAAGACCGTTGTTCATCACCGAGCCAAAGGAAACGGGGGCGCTTCCGGCCCCGGACCCCGGACTGACGGTCAGAGGCTGGTCCGTTACCTCGCCTACCCCGTCCTTCCAATTAATATTCAAATCATTAGCCATAGTTGTATTATTTTTGTTCTATTGCAAAGATAGCAAAACAAATAAACCCCAACCGGCTTTAGTCGATCGGGGTCTGAGTAAGAGAAAAGAAACTGATTATCGTCCCATCATTCTCAATACGGTTCTAGCCGCAGCTTGCGCCCATGTCCAGCTGTCATTAGATGTTACGTTAACCGTCTGTTGAGTACCATTTACATCCAAGTTAATAGTCT